AATCCTGCCGCGCGCGGATAGGTCGGAATACCGGCGGCGTCATTGCTGGCCGCTCGACCGGCGCGGGCGTCGCCTCGCGTCGCGGCGCGGGTGCGCCACTCGTTAGCGCGGCTTCCATCTCATCCCAGCGGCTGTCTCGCCACGCCTCGAAGCGCATCGCGCCCGCCGCCGCGCGCGCGTAGATCCGACAGTCGAGCGCTTCGTTGCGGTCGCGCATTTTTTCCCACGCGCTCACGCGCCGACTGCCGACTAGCTTAGTCACCAGATGCTCGCTGCACAGCTGCTCGAAATACTCTTTGCTGTACTCGGGGAAGTGACAGAAGCCCGTCGGCCACTTTTCGCCCCGGCTCACGTCGGGCACGCTGCTGCGCAGCCATCGATATAGCTCTTCCTTTGCGATGGAGGAATTGACGGGCCACAGCCGGATACCGTACTTGAGCCGCTGCCCTTGCGGGCCCGTTTCGAGCAGGCGCGGCGCGCTGATCACCGTCGGCACGTGCGGCACGCCCTTAACCGCGATGGCCCGGCCCGGCGCGAGCTTGCGCACAAAGTCGTAAACGGCCATGGTCGCGAATCCGCTGTCGACGGCCATGCGTTTGATGCGCGTCGGCTTGCCGTACTCGGTCGGAAAATCTTCATCGAGCAGCGCGGCCAGCTCGTTTTGCACGTGCGGCTGCGCTATCTCGCCTTCATACACGCGATAGTCGACCGACCAGCTTTGTTTATTGCGGCCCCAAGCAACTATCTCGACCTCGACGCGCCGGGCCTGCACGTCGACGCCAGCGGTTAGCAGCAGCCCGCCGCGCGGCACGACGCCGATTTGGTAAGACTCGCGACGCTCATAGAGCCGCTCCGTGTCGGGCACTTCGGCGGCGTCGACCCACGGCTCGCCCAGCACGGTATTGCGAAACGTCTGCAACTTTTCGGGGTCGGTTCCGGCCTGCTCATACTTGCGCGCAATTTCCTGCCAGCTCTGCCAGCCGACCGGCGAATAGAGACTCGACAGGTGATAGCCGCGCGTGCGCGGGTCGGCTCCACGGGCCCGAGCCCGCCATTCGCCACGCGGCAGCATGTACTCTTTGTGGTGATTCTCAATCGCGCGCGAGCAGCCCTCGCAGTAATAGCGCGTCGAGCTATAGTCGCCCGGCTTCCAGCGCAGCTGCGCGAATTTAAACACCTGCATGAAGTCGCAATGCGGGCACGGTACGAAGTAGCCGCGCTGGTCCGTCTCACCGTAAAACCGCTCGATGCGCGACCGGCCCGACACCGTCGGCGTCGACACGATCAGGATTTTCCGGCGCGCGAAATTGGCCGTGCGGGCAATCGCTAGCGCGCACGGCTCGCCCTCGCCGTCGACGTCGCCCGGGTAGCCGTCGACCTCGTCGAGGAAGAGATAGCGCGCCGACATCGAGCGTAAGCCCTTCGCCGAATTCGCGCCGACCAGCACCAGAATGCCGCCCGGGAATTCCTTGCTCAAAAGCGTGTTGCCGCTGTCGCGCTGGCGAGGGTCGCGCACCAGCTCGCGCAGCTCGGGGTTGTCCTCAATCAGCGGCGTGATGCGCTGTTTCGAGTTGCGCTTGGCCATCTCGACCGTCGGCTGCACAGCCATCATCGGCCCGGGCGCGAATTGGATGTTATAGGCAATCCAGTTATTGCCGCACTCGGTGCCGCCGACCTGCGCACCTTTCTCGAATACGACCGTCTCGACGCGCGAGCTGGGCGAAAGGTCGTCCATGATGTCGCGCAGGAACGGCACGCGCGACGTGCGCCACGGGCCCGGCTCGGGCGAGCTGCGCGCGCTGAGCACGCGAAACCGGTCGGCCCACTCGCTGATCTTGAGCGCTGGGTCGGGCCGGGCGCCCGCGCGCGCGGCGGCGTCATAGATCGCAGCGGCGTCGGGCGTGGTCGTGGGCGTCATAGCTTGGCGTCGGCAAAATCCTCGAAGATTCGCCGCAGCTCCCCTTCGAGCAGCGCGTACACGTTGGCCTCATCTTTCTCGGCGGCGAGCAGCGCCGACAGTCGCGCCGGAATGTTGAAGCAAGCGTCGCGAATGTTGCGAAAGCGCGTAAACGCCGCGCGCTCGACGTCGGCGCGTTTGACCAGCTCGCCGCTGCGCTGCTGCAATTCGAGCCGCCGCCGCTGCGCTTCATAAACTTCCTTCAATGCGCGCGCATCGCTGTACAGCATGCCGGGCAGAGGTTCGGTCGCGCCCGTCGGCTGCGTGCGCGGCTTGCTGCTCAGATGTTCTCTAGTGGTTTCGGCCCATTGCCGGTCGGCGATTGCGGGGTCGATGCTCCCGTCTGCATTGCGCAGAATGCGACCTGCCAGAATGGCATTGCGCACCGTTTCAGGATTGCAGCCACGATACGCGGCATATTCGGTGATGCTCATGGAACGATTGCCCTATCAGCGGAAAGTGCTGTACACTTCAGCTGGAAAGCCTGAGTTAGTTCGATGAGCTGTAAGTGACCCGCCGGTTTTCGGACCCCGGCGGGTCTTTTTACGTTTAGGCTTTGACGGTGCCCGGTGCGGGCGGATAACCCACGGTCGACACCGGGGTCGGCTTCGGCGCGCCAGCGCTTGGCGGGCCCCCGGGCGGCACATCAGTCGGCGGATTCGGCGGCACGCCCCCGGTCGGCGGCATTGCAATCGGGTGCTCGGGATGCGGCGCATTCGGGTCGGGCGGCGTACTGCCGCCAGAGCCCGAGTTGCCGTAAGGAACAAACACCCAGCCATAAATCGGGCTCCACGCCCAGTAACCACCTCCGACGGGCGGCGGCGGGCCGGGCCAGACACCCGGCGGCGGCGGCTTCAAAGTTGGCGGCTGCGGGTCGGGCAGCGGATGACCGGCGACGGGCGGATAGCCGGGCCCCGGCGGCAGCGTTATTCCCGGCGGGCCCCAGATAGGAAACGTCGGCGAGCCCGGCGGCGGCGGTATAACTATCGGGTGTGTCGGCACGCCCGGCGGCGTCGGCAGCGGATGACCCGCGACCGGCGGATAACCGGGCTTGTCGGGGAAGTTGCTTCCCGGCGGGCCCCAAATGGGGAATGTCGGCACGCCGGGTTGCCCTGGCGGCTGCGGGTAAATCGGCCCGCCGCCAATTCCCGGCGGCATGCCAGCACCGGGCGGCACGAAGCCCGGCGGGCCCCAGATTGGGTGCTCGGGATGCGGCGGGCCCCCAGGCCCCCAGTTGGGCGGCTGCGGCGGTATCGGTAGTGGATGACCCGCGACCGGCGGATAACCGGGCTTGTCGGGGAAGTTGCTTCCCGGCGGGCCCCAAATGGGGAATGTCGGCGAGCCCGGCGGGCCCGGCGGTATCACAATCGGGTGCTCGGGGTGCCCTGGCTGCACGCCCCAGCCGGGCATGCCGGGCAGCATAATTGGGTTGCTTGGGTGCGGGCCGCTCCAGCCCTCACCTAGTGGAATGATTAAAGCTAACATTCGAGTTTCCGCTCACCTCTTAGTTGCATTTATCATCGTTGCGCCGCTTAGGTCAACGTATTTCTCGATTTACCAGACTGAAACACTAAGTGCACTTATTAAGTGGCCTCACAGCCACTTTTACGGCGCTTTAACGGCAGTTTCAAAAGTGGCCCGCACGCAGCGTCGACCCAAGCTATTTTTCGGTGCTGAAATGTGAGCATAGGTGCGGGTTCGGACCCCCCGGGCCGTGGCCCTCCCTGAAAGGACCCGCGCGTGTAGTCCCTACCAGCCGCGCTCAGCTGCCCGTGGCTGCGTCGCCGGGCAGGTCGCCGACGTCTTGATCCTGCCGGAAAAACGAAGAGCCCGGCGTCGCTATTGCAGCGGGCCGGGCTCATGGGGGAATACCGGGTTGGGTTCAGTCGATACGCGCCGGGCACTCGGTGAGCCGGGCCTGCCGCTCGCGATAGTAATCGGGCGTCAGATAGAAGTCGCGACCGGCTTCGCTGCACAAGCAGTCGCGGCCCTCGGGGTCCATGGCCAGCGCGTCGGCTGTGATCATCGAGGTCGGGTCGCCGGGCACGCGAATCTTGATGGCGACATGGTCGCCTTGAATGTACGGGTATGAAATGAATTCCCAGAGGGTCGCCTCGGAGGTCTTTGGCGAGCCGGTGCGGTTTGTGCGTATTTTTCAGCGCGAGCATTGCGAGTTGTAGATCCATTTCCATTAAGCCGACTCCTTTGTAGTTGCCTTGCGGCGGGTGCGCAGCGCGTCTTTGCAGGCGACGCACTCGCAGGTCTTGCCGATGAACAGCTGCTGCCGCAAGATGGTCACGCCCGGCGCGTCGAATGAATGGCCGCACGACAGCTTGACGGCCCACTTCGAGCCGAAGCGCAGCATACGGGTAATCTCGACCTGCGCCATCATTTGCGCCGCCCTTCGCGCTGCTGGTATTCGCGCAGCTGCTGCTCGGCGTCGTGCATTTGATCGAACGTGTAATACGTCAGAAAAGCCGCCGTCGCCATGGTGAGCAGCGCGGCGCAGATGACGACGGTATGGGCCACGTGCCCGCGAAAGCTGCTAGTCGGCTGCGCGATGGTGACGACGCAGCGAAAGCACACGTACACGGTCATGATGACCATGAGGTCGGCGAGCATTAGCGTGCCCTCCTGCGTGCGGTACGCGACGGCGCATGCCGACGGTTGAGTGTGAGCCAGTCGTAATGCGCGCGGGCTGCGTCGGGCGGCGAGGCGACGACGTTGCTGTTCATGACGGTGATGGTTTTGAGCACACCGTGCGGTGCAGCGATGAAGCTGAACGGGCGGCGACCATTCGCTCTGTACAGCTCCATCGCATCGGCGTAGCTGATTGCGATCAGGTTGGTCGTTTCGGGTGCGTTCACTTGGAACCCCCGGGTACTGCGTAATAAAAATGCATACACCTTAAGTATATCAAGTCCTACTTAACGTAAAACGGGCGCGTCTACTGTGGCTGATGCCGGGCCGGTCGAGCTGGGCGGAATAAAAAAAGGGCCGCTGCGCGCGGCCCCTGTGGAGTTTTTGGAACGTCCTAAAAAGCGTAATACCCGGCCCTCAGTTTACACCGGCGCGGCTGGGTTGCGACCGATACCTTTCGACCCCCAGTGCTCAATCACCCACTGGCGACCGATGTCGACGACGGTGCGCTGGCAGCAGGTGCACAGGATGCGGCTCACGCCCTCGGTTGAGTCCATGATGACGGGCAGACCGCAGCAGTACGGCACGTGATGCCCTTCGGGCGTCGTGCGCAGTTCCTCGAATTCGAGCAGAGCTTCAGCGAGATTCATCGGCGCAATTTACCATGCGCGTAGCCTTTAGCCAATCGCAACCATCGGGCATGGTGTAAATATAGCCGCCCTCGGTCTGCCGCCGGGTATTCAGTTGCAGGTCGCGCTGCGAATAACCGTGGGCGTGCATCACGTGTTCCTGCGTCTCGACCAGATCACTGCTTTTCCAGCCGTCGCAAAGCAGACAGTTGAGCGACCATGTCGGAGTCCATGAAGGCTCGGTCGCATTATCGCGGCATTCGGTGCACAGCGCGACGCCGCCGGTGCGCGAGAGGTCGCCGAAGCTCATGACCTCGTGCCCGCATTCGAGCACCAGCATGTGCCCGCTGCGAGTGTGCGGTATTCTCCGCACGCGTTTTATCTGCTTGTGAAAAACGGTGTTGCGCGGCCCTTCATCGGGTTCAATGAAGCAGCCGCCGCCGACCGGGATTTTCACGTTAGCCGCCCGCTGCCGTGTGGGGTTCCGGCCTCGGGCCGGGCGCCGTGAGCGATGGCCGCGTCGGCGTAAGCGTTCATCAACTCGCGCAGCTGATCGATAAACAAAGCGCGCGCCGTCTTATCGCGTGGCGCATGATCGCGAACGAAATTTTCGATTCGCCGCTGTAAGTGCAGTTCCCTGATAGTGGCCATTTAAAGCGCCTCAATCTCGAAATGCCCGCCCGCCATTTCTTCGACCCATGGGCCCCACGGCTTGCCGTCCAACTCCGCGCGCGCTGCCATCATCACTATCTTGCACAGCTCGCGATGTATGGTCATACCCCTCGGATCAATTACGAATGGCGGCTTGTCATCAAACGCGACCGCGATAGCGCGTTTGTTGGTCGAGATGATCAGCACGGTCGCCTCGGCCCATTTATCGGGCGCGCCGTGCGGATACACTTTGACGCGGTCGCCCTTAGTTAGCATGCTCGGTTGCCCGCTGGCAGGCCATCAGGTGCGCGACCCAGCTCGGGTCACCGGCGAGCCGGTCGACCCGCTGCTCGGCTTTAAGCAGCGCGGCCTCGGGTACGCTCGCTTGCAGCGCGGCCAAGCGAGCCGTTGCGAGCGCGCGCTCGTCGGCCTCGATTTCGTTGAGCACTTCGGACATCATGCGGGCCATGGCGTGTACGCAGCAGCCCAGATGCTCTGCCACGACGCCGCAGATCACGCCGACGCGAAAGACGATCAGCGTTTGCTCGCGCGTCATCAAAGTTTTTCGACTCTGCATGCGCCAATCCTCCGACACCATCGAACCAAATTATCGAGCGGCTGGCCGACAAAACGTCTCACAATCGGAGCCGCCCAGATGATTATGCCGCGCCGGTCGGTGTCGACCTGCACGGTAAACGCCATGCAAGTTATCCAGTACTTTACTCTGCCAGCTTCGGCAGGTTCCAAGTGTCACCCAGAGCCCGGCGCAGCAGCGGCAGCGCTTGCTCTTCAGTCAGCCGCACGCCTTGCTGCCAAAATTCCTGCGCGAGGTATGGCCGCGCCGGTCGCACATACGGCTGCTTCAAATACCGCTCCATGAAAACCTCGGCCTCGCCGATTTCGACTAACTGGCTGGCGACCGCGACAAACAATTCGGGCCGGTCGGGAAGCTGCGTATGGTCGACCAGCATCGCATGCCCGGTCGGCATTTTGCTCGCTTCGGCCTCGACGTGCAGCTCGCGCAGGTAATGGCGCGCGGCCAAGTACGGGCAGGTGCTGAGCGAATATTCGCAGCAGTCGTGATGCATCGGCAGATCGTAATACCAGCCGTTCGGATCATACGCCGATCTGGGCCCGCCGGTAAACCATTTCCACTTACCCAGCCGCTCGCCGCAAATCGGGCAGAGGGCCTGCTGCAATGCCTTGAGCCGTTTGCGGTCGTCGTTGACCCTAAACAGCGGCGCGCCGTCTTTGCCGATCACCACATTCCACGGGATTGGAAAGCCCCGGTGTGTCGGCAGCTGGGCGACGCGCGGCGGCATGGTCATCTAACCGGCCCTCGCTTGTTTGTCGCGCTTGAAAGCCTCGGTCATCATCTGCACCAGCGCGAGGGCCACATCGCGACAGGAATAGACGCGACTCATCGCGAGGTCGAGCACCGTCAGCCCGTGCGGCGAGTGCATCACGTTTATAGTCGTGATGAAAACCAGAATATCGATGTCGGTCGTGCTCAAAAGCTCGATGGCTTTCTGCTTGGAAAGCTCGGCCTTGCGGTCGGCGGTCGACGACTGCAAGCTCACGAGATACGTCTCAATCCAATCGACCAGCAGCGCGCGAGCCCGTTCCGATAACGGTCGCGAGTAAGGTTCGTTCATTTCTTCAGCTCCCGAATGATTGCGCCCACAATGCGACGCCGCCGGTCGGCAAAGCGCCAGTCGGGCCCGGCCCGATAGCCCAGATCCTCGACCCGCTGATACTCGACGCGCGTGCCCTCGCTGTTTTCCGCGCTCCACATTTCTTTGCCGCTATACGGCCCGATCACGCCCGGCCCCACGATGATGCTGTACTGTGGCCGCTCGGCCTGCCACAAAGAAAAGTCGCCGAACATGCCGCCCGCGACTGCGATCAAGTGACCGTTCCATTTCCCGTCTTTCGACTGGCCCGGCGTGTACCCGTAGCCGATGCCGACCGACCAGCTGCCGTCGACCGGCGAGTAAGCCTTCACGTCGATTTCGCCACGGTCGACGTGCGCCGCGAATGCGCGGTTATAGAGCATTACGCGCGTCGCGACCGGCTCGACCTCGACGCCGAAGTATTGGCCGACGTCGATAGCGATGCGCGTCGCAAAGACACAGAGGTCGCGCCGTTTAAAACCAGCTTCGAGGGCCGGGCCCACTAATGGCGCGAGCCGCCGGAATAACTCCGCAGCGGTCATGAGGTCCGAAAATCTCTCACCGTTGGCTCGCCGGGCGCGGCTGCGGCTTTACCGATGCAATCGTGCGAGCACGCATGCCCGGTCGCGCGCGGCAGATAGGTCGGTCGCGTCATGTGGAGCAGCACCAGCCAGCCGTCGAGGTCGGGCACGAAAACGGCATAGATGTCGGCTGGCTCCAGCTGGCGTTTACACCCGTCGCAAAGAATTACGTGCATAGTCAGTACGTCCTGTGGTGATTACTCTGATACTTGGTCGCTTCGGCGCAGGTTTCATAGTGGCCGTCGGTGAAGTACTCGTCGCATTGGCGGCAGTAATTTTTCCAGAGCTGCGCGGTGCATTTGTCGCAGAGCTTATGGTCGAGCGCGTCTTGGGCCTGCTCGGCGCGGAGGTAAGCGACCATGTCGTCGTCGAGTAGCGGCATTCACACTTTCCCCAGGTATTCAAAGATCTTCATTGGGATGCGATCATCATCGGTGATCCGCTCCAGATCTGGCCCGGTGCGAATCACCATGAGTTCCATATTGATCTTGCCAGCGCGGAAGAAAACATATTTCTGCGTCACTTGTTTTACCCACACGGTTGCCATCGCGTCGCGTCCCTCTTTGAAAAGCCAGACCACCTGCGCGGCTTCAGCTCGCTTACTCTTAACTCGCGACCGACCTCGGGAATCATCGCTTCGACCTCTCCTGAAAATCGGCCTCATCCTCCAGCGTCTCGACGGCTTTGGTCAGATTGCCTATTGCGTCGCGCAGGTGACCCAGCGACGCTCGCCGGTCGTTGGCCTCGATGGCCCGCAGGTCGACGACGGCCATGTCGATAAAACGTTGCCAGTCCATTTCTTTAATTCCTTTCATAGAGCCGCAGGTGCCGCCAGTCGCACAGCCGGTAAAACATGGCCTTGCGGTAAGCGTGCAGCGACGCGCGCGCGGCCTCGCGTTTGGTCATGCCCGGCGGGTCTAGTTCGGTCGCGCCGGGCACGTAGCACGAGCACCGGCCCTCGATGTGCGCCAGCGAGCCAGCGGCGAGCCGAAAGCCGCACTCGACGTGCATCGGCTGGCTCTGGAAGCATTCGTTTTGCTCGCCGGGCTCGACCGGCTCTTCGCAGTACGTGCAGTTCAATTGATCACCGCTTGTCTTACCGCAGCCACAAAATACCGGTGCCCGGCGACCGCGTCGTCATAGCTCGCATAACGCCGCTGAGCCAGCCCGCCGAATTTGCCGTCGCCCTCATCGCCGAAAATCATGGTTTCCCAGAGCACCGGCGGGCCCGTGCCGCGCCAGTTGTGATTAGTGCCGAGAAACACTGTCGATATCTCATAAGGCCCGGCGGCGTCGCGCGCCACAGAGCATTGCTCGTGATGCGCTTCGAGCCACTCGACGTACTTGATCAAATCGGGCTCTTCAATCGGCGTCTTGCCGTCGGCGTCGAGGATGTAATGCCATTTGCGGCGGCTCATAACTTCAACTTCACTTCGACGTCGCGGTCGCGCACGGCCTTGCCTTTGTTGCCGCGCACGGTCATCGGCGACCAGACCAGCTGGTGATATTTGCCGAACAAGCCCGGGCCGGTTCTGTAGTCGCGGAAATGCCCACGGCAGATATGCATGGCCCGCGCGAGGCCGACTCTGTCGGCGTTGCCCTCGCGTTTGAGAATCTGTTTCAGCGGGTCGATGATCAGCGTTTTATACGGGCTCGGCGTCTGTCCGCCGTGCCGCTCGCGATAGCGCTTGGCCAGTTTCGCGTCGACCTGATTGTCGACAATTCTCACGTTGCGGCAATGCATGAAACACACGGCCAGAAACGTCGGGTTTACGGACGTCATCAGATTACACATGATGTCGGCGTGCTGCCCGCCGGTGAGAGTTTGCATCCATGGCCGTTCCAATACCGCGCCGTTTTTGTCGACCATCAGAAAGATGGAGCCGTGCGGCCCGTCGGCAGCGATGCCGCGCCGGGCATAGTCGATAAACAGCTCGCACCATAAAATCCAGTGACAGTCATCATGCGGCTTGCCCTCGGCGATGACGATGCCCTCTTTGGGGTCAAGCGCGGTCACGAGCACGCCGGTGCGCCCGCCCGCAAAGTGATCGCTGATATCCGTCGTGCCCTTTTCTTTCGAGTAGATCTTATTCGGCAGCGGGTGCTCGGAAAAAAACTGCGTGTACGGCGGCGCGAGGTTCGGAAAGTCGCGCCGCAGGTCCCAGAATTCCTGATCCGACTGAAAGAAATATTCGGCGACGTTGGGGATGTGAATCACGGGCATGTCGGCCCGCAGCAGGTCGACGATCTTGCGCGCGTCGGCTTCCCATTTGTCCTCTTTGTCGGGCGGAATAAACCATGGCATGTTCAGCGGCCCGCGCCGCAGGTCATCGATAAAGCGCGGCATCAGTCCTCACACCGGACCCGCTTGACGTTCTGACATTGGCGCCAGTCGACCGGCAGGCCCTGCACCTCCATGTAGCATGGTGCGAACACGCTGAAGAGCAGCGCGCATTGGTTGCCCTGCGTGTCGAGCATGATGTATGCGCGCGGCCCGGTGAAGTGCGTCGAGTGACCGTAGAACGGGCAGTTATTGAGCTTCGGCGGCTCTGGCGTCATCGGCATTCTCGATTAGCTCTTGCACGACCAGCAGCCACGGCTCGCGATTCTCGACGACCGTGTTGCGGATAACCAGATTCCAGATTTTGATCGGAAACAGGCCCTTTTCGATTGCGCGCGGCAGGATCTGCATGCTGGTGCGGGCGCCCAGTTTCCCTCGGATGTTTCGGAGATGGCACGCGGCGGTTTTGTAGCTGATATTGAGGGTCGCCGCAATTTCCTTAAACGACTCGCCCTTCCAGATGAGGTCGAGTACTTCGCGCTCGCGCGGCGTTAGCTCAAAATCTCTCGTGAAATTTCTCATGCCGCCGCCCTCCGCTTGAATTCGCGCACGCTGCCGTGCGGCTTGACGCCGTAAGCCGTCGGGTCGAAAAACGCGGTCAATGGCAGCGTTGGATTTTTCCGCCAAATTTCCGTCTGCTCGAATTCGCGCCACGCGGTCAAGCCGTCGCGCGTGATATGAAAGCCGCGCCCGGGCCGGTAAGCGACCCACTTCTGAATAAGCATCGAGCGAAAAGGCCGCTGGTCGAAGCGCTGGGCCTCTTCAATGTTCATGTACCATTTGCCGGAATTTTGAGCGAACAATTTCAGCAGCGGGTGTTGGCGATTACTAAGACGGATCATACGCGGCCCTCCTCTGCAAGTTTGATGCGGGCAGGCGTGACGACGTACTGGTCGCAGTATGCGCAGCAGCGGCCACCGTTGACGGGCTCGGCGTTGTTAGAGAATTCGGGAAATTCCTCGCCGCAGATAGAGCACGTCTCCCACGGCTTGGGTTTGCTGTGGGTCGGCCTGTTGCCGGTGATCGTCCAGTGCCCATGGGTAGTCGGGACGATCATCGCTTTAATTTTCGACGGCTGTTTTGCCGCCTTGCTGGCGGCTTTATCGATCAGCGTCAGGAAGTCGCGGGCCTCGCCCTCGGTCTTGAATATCATACGTGTTCCTCCATGGCCCCATTCGCGCGCTTGGTCCTGCCGCCCATCTTGGAAATGAGCTTTTTCTGTTCCTGCGGCGACATTGCGTCCCAAGCCTCATTCGACTTGGCCAGCTTGACCGTGGGTTTTTTCTTTCGCGGTTTTTTCCTCGCCGACGTGGCCTCGCCACGCGCGACGGCCTGCCGCCGCCGCATCTCTGCCGACCGCTCTGCCGGGTCGTCGGGCCAGCCGCTCGACTTTTTAGTCGGTCGGCCTCGACGGCCTCGCACGGTCGCCGGTTTGGCGAGCAGGTCGCCGGTGACCCGCTCGACGGTTTCATAACTGCGCAGTGATGCTTCAATGCTTGCCGCCATGGCGTCGAGCATCTTGATCACGCGCCGGATACTTTGCAGTTGGGTTTCGAGCCCCACGCGATTCATTTCCGCATGAAGCGATGAGAATGGCTGTGTGTCGTTTGGCATTCGCTTTTCTGTACCGTCCCAAAAGTGGTTTACACGTGGTCTAGTCGCCACGTTTTTTGGTAATGATTCTATATCTAATAGGCGCAAGGATACAAACAAATTTTATAGTCGAGATGTGCTTTAAAATCCGATGACATATAGCCCCGGAAGCTGCCAGCGTATCACTAAATCTATGTAGATACTGCGGCCCTCAGACACTGGCATTTCTTAGCGCCGCTCGACCCGTTGCGCTCGACGATCAGCCAGCCGCTGCCGCCGCAGATCGGGCACCCGGTGTTTCTCGGAGCGCCGAGGTATTCGCCGGTCGAGGGCTTGGGCTTGAAATGGTCGCAGATGTCGCCGGGCTTCGGGCACTCGCGGTTTCTGAGCGTAAGAGTCCAGTGCTCGACAAACGCCTCGCCCGCCGCGACGCTGGGTGCATTCTGCATAGCTTTGATCAGCAGCGCGACGGCTTCATCGTCGGGCGGATAGTAATTCAGGCCCGACAGCCGCCGCACCAGCAGGAAAGCGTCATCGGCCCCGATCCTCGATTCTTTTGAGCGCATTCATCACCCCCTCATATCGCCGCTCGGCTTTCGACATCGGCTTTCTCGCGACCGGCGGCATGCGCCATTCCTGATCCCTCACCCAACGCCAGAGCTGCGGTATAAACTTCCCGGCGGGCAGCTGCCGCCAGTACTCGCACCATGCCGCATGGTTGGCCCGCATCTGGTCTGCCGCGCCGGGATGACCGGCGAGGGCCTGCTCTATCTCGCCGACCGCGCGCATCGGCAGGCCGGGCTGCGGGTGCGCCGCTGAAAGCTCATAGGCCAGCTGCTCGGCCTCGGTCGCCTCGGGCTGGCTCACCGGGCGAGCCCGCTCTGTAAATTCCTCCCGCATCTTTAGCCCGCATCCCGCATTGACGGGCCGCATAGCGGGCGTGCCGAGGGCGGATGCCCGGGGGGTCGGGCCCGTTTGGTGCTGCCCCATGCGGTTGGTACGTCCCGACCCGGCGGGCTTCAGCCCTTCGTTACACTGAATCGGGCCGTCTAGCTCGACGGAGCGAAAATCGGGGGAGCCTGCCCCGACCGACGGCCCGCTGTTCACCCGTTCGCTGTGTTCAATTTTATTACTCGCATCGCTCGCCGCCGCCGACGACGACTGGGCCCGCTGGCCCGCCCTATGTAGATCAGTGGAGTCGGCGGCGTCGGAGCGTATAGGTTCAAAATTAAATGTCTCTTGTTCAATAAGGATGCGGGCGTTTAGACTGGGCCATTCTGCGGTCGCAGATGTGCGGTCGCACAATGGCTCTGCGACCGCCGCGCCGGTCGCCGGGTGAGCGTTTGCCGGTCGCCGCAGCTGCCGGAAAGACGGGTGATGCCACTGGTCGGGCGTGGTTATTTCGTAGCTGCTCGACCGGCGGCATTTACTCGCGATGACGATGCCACAATCCCGCAGCTTGGCCATGAGCCGCTGGGCCTTGCTGTAAGACCAGCCGTGGTACTTGGCCAGCGTGATCAGCTTCGGGTTGAGCTGTTTTGTTTTCGCGTTACAGTGCCAAAACAGATCAGCTAATAGTGCGATTGCATCGCCTTGCAGCAAACGTACTACGGGATGATCGGGAATTGTGCGATAGTATGAAGTCGTCGGCGTCGTCATAAACGGCCTTCGGAAAGCAACTTATGATCATCGTCGGCAGGGTAAGTCGGGTAGCATCGACTTACTTCGATGAGAGGAAAAAGTCTCGCGGGTAGCACCAGCTGCCCGCATTTTCTTTTTCGGGCGCGACCTTAAGGCGACCGCTCAAACCGTTCAAGCCACTCGCGCAGCTCGGCGGGTGTTTCGACGACGACGACCTCGAAGCCGCAGCCCATTCGCAGCTCGGCATGCCGCCGCAGTTGAATCTCTGAAGGCTCTTCGCCCGGCGCTTTCGTTTCGAGAAAAAACGAGGGCCGCGCGACCGCGAGCCAGTCTGGGTCGCCGGGTGTGCCCATAGTCACCCAGTTCCCGTTAGGAGTTCTGAACCGTCCCACGTGCTGCCGCACTGGGAAATAGCCGCAGCGCCGCAGCTCGGCGAGGCACGCGCGCTCGACGTCGTTTTCACTAATGTGCGGTCGCTCGGGCCGCAGCTTAAAGCGCTGGCTCACGCGACGGCCCCATTGGCCCTTTCCGGGCACGGCTCGCACACCATGTCGACGCCCGCGCGCATCATGGTGCCCGCGAAGTGCATCCACTCGGCGCGCGCGCCGGTCACGACGCCCATGGCGACCCATGCTTCGCCCGGGCGCGCTATTTCGATGCGCCCGTGGTAATGGCCCGGGTCGGTCGCGTTGGGGTGCCAGCATACGCGCAGCTTCATGCCGTCGCCCGCTGCTCTGCCTCGGCGACCGCATCTTGAGCCGCCCGGCGCACGGCGATTCTGCACCCGGCGCAGAGGTCGCGCTGCTTGTCCAGTTGATCCCACATCAGCGTGCCGCGCCGGTGCGAGCCAATCTGAATGCGGCACCAGCTCACGTGCGTGTCAAACATCACGATGTGCCAGTCGTGGCCGACTTTGGCCGTCTTGAGCGCGGCGCGGCCCTGAAAGACCAGCGGCAGACATTGCAGCTGCCGGGCGAGTACGGCCTCATCGTTGCGTTTCCAGAGACACGCCTCGCACTCGGTCATCACGACGTTGCCCGCTATCGGCTTCTGGCAGGTTTTGCAAGTCAATCCGGTTTTCCCCCTAAACGAAAAAAAGCCCGGGGATTGCTCCCCGGGCCTCCATGGCTTCCAGTCCTTACACAGCGGGTCACTGCACGACCCCAGAAATTTCAATAGGTTGGGCGAAGGTAATGGTCAGATCGGGCGTGGCGCAAAAGTCTAACTGCGATTTTAGTGGCAGCGCCGCTTTTGCGCCAGCGCTGAGCTTAGCCAGATAACCGCCGTTGAGCTTCACAGACACGATAGTGGACCCGCTTAGCGTAATCTCTTTGACCCCGCCGCGCAATGCCTCGCGCTGCTCTTTGAAGCCCAGAAACGCGAACTGCCCGAAAGCCGTGACCAACGCCTCGGCGACCTGCTCGGGCTGAATGCCCTTTACCTGCTGCGGCAGCGTAGCGAGCACGGCCTTGGTCTTGTTTTCGAGCGCGGCCATGGCGACCTTGAATTCGGCGTGCGACAGGTCGCCCGACCCCATGGCCGCAATGAGCGACTGCCGACCGCTGGCCAGCTTGGCGGCGGCTTTCTCGCGCGCGCCCCGGTTCGGGTCGGCCTTGCGGGTCGAGGCCAGAACCACATTGCAGACCTCGACGATAAAAGCCGCGTTGAGCAGCTGCGAGGTCACCATCTCGATGATGGCTGCGTCGAGGCCGGTGCGGCGGATAGAGGGCATGCCGCAGCCGATGCCGCCCTTGTGGCGCGTCTTGCAGCGGTACATATCGTTCTCATTAGTGCGCGAGCCGTAGACGCCGTACAGCAGCTCGCCGCATGAGCACCGCACCATGCTGTTACCGATGAAGCGCGGGCGACCGGCGTTTTTGTCTTTGCCGCGCCGCCATGCCGCCCGGCGGGTCGCGAGGATCTCTTGCACGCGGTAAAAAACGGCCTCGCTCACGATTGGCGCGAGGTCGATGTCGACGAGCAGCGGCTGCTCGCGCTTGGCGGTTTTTTTGCGGATCTTGGGCTCGGGATTTTTCGCGCTCGGCTCGGGCAGGTACTCTTCGCCGACCGTCCACCGATAGATGCGCTTGCCGATCCAGATCGGGTTTTGCAGGGAGTCGTGCAGGCCCTTGCCGGTGATGCCGCCGATTTTCTCTGCGGCCAGCTCGCAGCTGTCGCCGTGCAGGATGTGCTCGAATGCTTGCGCAATGTTCTGGGCAAAGTCGGTGTGCGCCCAGTGAGCGCTGGTCGTCTTGCCGGTTTGCGGGTCGCGCTGCCGCGTGTAAACGACGCCCTTCGGCAGCATGTGATTGCCGCCCGCATGCTTGCCAGCGAGCCGCTTGACCTGCTTGCCATCGTTCATGCGCTGGCGGATGAGCCGCAGCTCTTCGCCCGACATGTAGCCGCCGAAGAGCAGCAACATTTTGCCCTCGCTGGTGTTCGGGTCGATGCGTTTGTCGGGCGTGTAGATCAGTTTTTTGTTGGCGGCGAAGTGCTCGAAAACCGCATAGTCGCCGTATGCCTCGGGCCGGATGACGCGCGATTGCTCGGCGGCGAGCAGGCCCTTGAGCGTCGGGTCGCCGGACGCCATTTCAGAGAAAATTTTCTTAAATTGCGGGTCGTGCATCACGTGCCGACCGGAGACGTCGACAACCGTGATCGTGCGGCGAATCCGCACCCGGTGCCGCTCGGCGGCGGCGACGTTGGCCAAGTGCTGCCGCTCGACGCCGCCCTTGTCGCCAGCCGCTTGCTCGGCGGTCGACACACGGATCAGCTCAAGTACATCACCTTCGTATCCATTGGGTAACGCTAATGAAGAGTTCATGTCCATAAGTATATCATGTCCTACGTAGTTAACGGCGGTCGCCCGGCGGCGCGGTTTTTGCGCCGGTTCCGCCGGTTTCGGGCGTTGGTCGTCTGGTACTTGCACGCGCGGCATTCGCGCGCGCCGTCGGCCTTGTGGATGGCGTTAAAGCCGCTCAGCTCGTGCAGCCCGCGTTTGCAGCGGGCCAGCTTGCGCATGCCCATTAGTGCGCGGTTTCCTCGGCGGGCAGACCGCAGACCTCGCGGGCGAGCCGCAGCGCGGCCAGCGTGTCGCCGATTTCGAGGGCCTTGCGCATGCGTCCAATCAGCTCCATGCGGGCGCGACCGATAGCGACCCATTTGAGTGCTTGCGCTTCGGTGAGCTGATCCTCGGGCCCGGGCTCTTCCTTCACAGCTTTACCCCTTGCGGGCAGCTCGCCGTGCGCGTTTGATCTTGCGCACGCGCGGCTGGTTCCAATACTTGGTCTTGCACTTCGGGCACTGCACCGGGTCGGTGATGGTGCGCCGCAGCCAGCGGTGCCCGCAGCGGTTGCACTGGAGCATCAAGTCGGATAAAACACTCATGCTTCATTTTACGATGTCCTATTCAAGCGACGGCGATGTCAGCTGTCGCCCATGCCCAGCTCGCGCCGCACCTCGGGCAGGTCGCGAAACCAATAACGCCGCCCGGCGCAGTCCATGAACAAAAAGTGATCGCGCAGCACCTGATTAGGCTTGCCGCCGAAGCGCTGGCGCAGCCACTCGACGCCAGCCATCAAATGCCCGTGCGGCGACTTGGGGTCGACCTGCGCGGGCGTCATAGCGTGCTCGTGCGCCGCCGTCGCTTGCATGCCAGCCCATGGGTCGGGCAGGTCGGTGATCATAGCGCGCGCGCCTCATCGCAGAATTCGTTCAGCTCGCGGTTGATAGCCGCGATGCGGGCCGCTTCAGCCGCCGGGTCGCGTAGCTCGGCGATGGCGTCCAACTCGACGAGTAGGCTTACCGCACCGGCGTAAAACGCGAGGTACGTTTCGCGCACCTGCACCGGCCCGGCGTCGCGCGGCACAACTCTTTTCTGATAATCGAGCCACTGCTCGCGAATGGAGCCCTTCGCGACCAACCGAGTCACCGGCGCGACCTCCGAAACAAGTCGGCATTCGGGCAGGTCCCGAAGTGCGTCGAGCCGTCGGCATTGTACGGATGAAACTCGCCGTTCATGTGCCGCACCATGAAAATCGGCTGGCCGCAGTCGGGCCCTCGGCACAGCTGCGACTTGCCAACTTTCATCAGCAGCGCGTGCGCGAGCTTCTGGTCGCGGTCGACTTCAGTGCTCATCGGTGACACCCGCAGCTTTCGCAGAAATAGCAGCTGTCGGTGCCGCGATTGCGATGCCCGCACCAGCGGCAGACCCACTCCCAGCCAGTCTCAAATAGCGGCCTCATTCCAAACACTCCGTTCCTTCGGCGGTAATTTCGAGCGAGTGCACCAGCTCGCGCGTTTTTGGGTTGCGCCACTCGATGCATATGCCGCCGATGAGATTCGCCCGCACCTCGGGCGTCGCGTTCAGCACCTGCTCGGCGAACCAGATAGCCGATTCAGTCGGCGGCGGGTCGCCGCACCCCGGGTCGACGTTGCGCAGGTGGTCGAGCTTGACGGTCATAGCAGTATCAACTCCTCAATTGGCCGCAGCGCGCTTTGTGGCACCTTGAAAACCGGCGGTCGGTCTGGCGTCAGTGGCGCGTAATACTCGACGAGCTTGCAGTCTTTGCCCAGAAGCCAGCCGCGAATCGAATATTCTGGCAGCGCGCCGGTCACGAGCACATATCGGCAGTCGTCGAGGTCTTCATCGTAGATCAGCAGGTGCCCGTTGGCGTACTTGGTAAAACGCACTTCAATATCGGGCGCGATGTCGACCGTCTTTTTCTTGCTGCTGAAGTCGGCGAGCCAGTGACGGTGCGTCTTGAATGACACCGAGTACTCAGCGCACGCCGATTCAACTTCATTCCATGGGTCGATATCCGGGCCGCTGCGCTGCTCGTTGTCGTTTGGTTTTTTCTGGCCCTCATAAGCAGCCAGCCGGTGCAGCGCTTTGCGCATGGCTCCGACCATGCAGGGATACAGAAGCTGCGCTCGGTTTAATACGACCGGTTCACTCATGCGTTGCTCTCAATGGAGTTGCGGAGGGCGAGCCACGCCCCCCGCGTTGCTCTGGCTAACTATTTGCGCCGTCGTCGGGCGGCGCCAACCACGATCAATCCAAGCCCCGACAGCAAGAGGGCCAGCGAGCCGGGCTCGGGTGTAGCTGTGGCCTCGAAGGTTCCAGACACCGACGTCGTGATAGCGGTCTGCCGCTGGAAGTCGGCGGCTGTGCACGTTCCCGACGGGCAGAAAATGCGCTGAATATCGCCGGGCGTTTCGCCCGGGAAAGTGACCGAGAAAGAGCCGACCCACGTCGACGCGGGCCCGACGCCGTCGGTCACCGTGCCCGACAGGCCCAGCGATGCGATGGTATTGGAGCCCAGCAGCGTCAGCACGACCGGCGACCCGGCGTAAACAGAGCACGACTGAAACTGCGCCAGCGCGCCGCAGTTGCTATTGAGCGAGCCCGGCCCGACCAGCGACAGCACATAATCGAGGTCGGCGTGCGTGAGCCCGTCGCCCCCGAACCGAAAGAACTGATCCTCGGGCAGCGTCGTCGCCGCTGATAACGCGATGTCCTGATTAATTTCGACGGCCTCGGCGGGCAGCGGGCCGCTGTTAAGGCAACCAGCCGAACCGAGGGCCCCAGCGCACCCGGCGAAGTGCAGCGCGGTCGGCGTCGCGACCTGCGCATCCCATGGCGCGGCGGGCGTGCCGAGGCCGACCGGCGTCGACGTCGGATCTGGCCCGAAACGAATCGATGTAAGGGTCGCGGTCACCGACCCGCCCGACCCCAGAGCCAGCAGGCCCACGACCGACGCATGAATCGGTGGAATAAATGACAGCGCGCATAGCGCCGTCAGCAAACATCGTTTGGTCATCTGCTAAAATCCTCCTCACCCGTTACATCGATACGGCGGCGGCGTCGGGCGTCAGCTGCTCGCGCCGCCGTTCGGCTCCAGATAATCGACCGGCTTGCCCAGCGACTCCGCATAAACAATTTCCCCAGCCGTCGAGCTGCCAATGTAGCCGTTGACGTTGAGCACGAGCACGCGGTCGGCGAGGTCGATTTTTCGCAGGTGCAGCCGGTCGAGCGCGGCTTTTTCCTCGGTTGTGAGTTTCTCCATCATCTCGGGATAGAGCGGCCCGTCGACCGGCGCATGAAGCATGAAGCCGACCGTCAGCACGATATTGCCGCCGCGCGTCAGGTCGCGGTTGGCCTGCTGGTACGCGCGCCAGAAACGCGTCGAGCCGCACAAGCAGACTATGGTCGGCCTGCTCATGGCGACAATGTGCTGCGCGAGCTGCGGGTCGCGCGTCGTAACTTCGCCGCCCGGCGTCGACACCGGGGTCGTTAACTCGTCCATAGTTTTTCCTCCGTTTTCCCTCAGAGCTATTTGCCCCACCATGGCGGCGCGCCGCCGATCCGCTCGCGCAGCTGCTGCTCGCGACGGTGCCGCTTGCGGCGCGCTCGCCACTTCATCACCCAATACACGACCAGCGGCGCGGCTGCGCCGGTGATCGCGACCCCATATGCCAGACCGGTCACTCGCCGCTCGCGCCCGGGTCGAGCCCGTCGAATAAACTGCGCTGCTTTTCGATATGCGTCATCGGCTCGTCGCGATAGATGGTCGGGTCGTCGCGCCGCACGATGCGTTTGAAGCCGCGCTCGGGCGTGTCGAGCAGTACGTCGACCTCGACGTCGACCATCTCGTAACCGGCGAAGATTTTTCGCTGAAGGTCGGCGCACTCGCGCAGGAGCACTTTGATCTGCCCGCCGAACACAGACGCCGCCGCTTTTTTCTGCTCTTCGAGCCGCTCGCGCTCGATGCCCTTTTCGCTCAGCTCGCGCCCCAGCTCCAGTTTTTCGGCGTCGGAAAACTTGCGCGGGTATTGTTCGATCATGCGGCCCCCCGGTTGCGCTCCATGCGCAGCCGCGCGACCTCGGCCTCGAATGCGGGCTCGCCGAAACGCAGCACGCCTTCATCACGCCAGCGGTCGCGCCGGGCTCGATTCTTTTCGACCAGATCGTCGCGCAAGATGTAATTCCACGCGTAGCCGCTCACCTTCATGCGCTTACGTTCCTGCCAGAACATCTCGCCGCTTTCGTCGGCGAATGGGATTTGGCCCCACAATTCGAGGCCGGTGTCGTCGCGGGTCTTGAGCCAGCGCTGCACCTGCCGCCGCACTCCCTCCAGCTGGAAGTACTCCAGCTGCTCGTCGGAAAATATCTTTCGCTCGATGCAGAGTTTGGCGACTGCCGACGTCATCACCGGGATAGAAGAGTGCGCGCCGACCTCGGCGGCGTACTTTAAACACAGCTCGCGCTGCGTGCGGTCGTCATGCTGTCCGAATGTCGCTTTCGACACGGGCTTCCTCCTCACGTTTGCGTTGCTCGTAACGCTGCTCCATGGCCTTCAGCACGGCCTTAACGCCGTCGTGCAGGCGGCGGATGTCGTCGACCTCGGCGTCTTTGTCGTATGGCGGCTGCAATGCTTTGCGCAGCCAGCCGGTCGCCTCGCGCAGCAGCGTGATGCGCTGGTCGGGCATTGGCGGCGCCTGCACGGCCCGGGTCGACGCCAAATCGCGTTCGCGCTTATCGGCGCTTTTGGCCAGCTCGTAGATCTGCGTGCGCGCCGTAGGGGTCTTTGCCGCCATCACCTCGGCAATTGGAATTGCCTGATGCGGCTTCGGCGGCTCCATCGGGTGCTCGTGCTCGATGAAGTTGCAGAGCGTCGCCTGCTCATCTGGCGCCAGCTTGTGCAGGTGCTGCTCGAAGCGCAGCACGTCGGCCTGCTTCCAATTCTGGAGAAATGGCACCTGCTCGGAAACGGCGACCTGATGCTGAGCGTTATTCACCGTCTGACGTGATATGCCCAGCGCTTCGGCGGCTTGGCGGGTCGATCCCGCTTGAGCCGGGCGACCGGGCCCGGGGGATTTCGTCAAGCTCTTTGACGAAATTACTTCTGCTGCCCTTTTCGCCGTCTCGACCAGATGCTTCGCGCTGGCGAATGTTCGCTCGCGCTCGCGCTGGCTGAGCGGCTTGCGGTTTTCGTTTTCCTCTAGCTCGACGTCGCGCAGCTCGTCGGGCGTCAGGTGATCGCGCAGGTTTGCCGGTATGGTGCGCCACTGGAGCATCTTGGCGGCGCGCAGCCGCCGCTCGCCCGCGACCAGCCGGTAACGGCCCCGGTCGCCGTTGGTATCCACGACGATAGGCTCTAGCAGGCCGACGCGCTTCATGCCCTGCGCCAGCGCGCCGAGGTCGCCGTACTCGATGCGCCGCCGCTCGCCGATATCGATCTGGGTAACGGGTACGTCAATGACGTTCATAGTTCCTCCACAGCTCCACAGTCCAAACACTTGAAACCTTCATAGCTGCGCCACTCTGCGCCGCCGTCGGGCGCGACGACGCCGGTCGGGCCCTCGCCCTCGAAATAGCGCAGGTTGGTCGACCCGCAGGTGTCGCACATGCGCTCGACCTCCTCACTGCTGGGCGGCGGCTGGGTCATCGAATAAGCTCTTAGCCGTAGCTGCGACGTGCTCGCTGAGCGTCGGCTCGGGCCGGGCCTCGGCGGCGGGTGCGTTATCGACGACCGGCGCAATCACCTCGACGGCTCCCTCGAATGGCGGCGCGTCGAGGGCCTCAACGTACATCGGCACGCTGCCGCGCATCACGTTGGGTGCGTAGAATTTTTTGATGCGGGCAATGCAGCGCCAGTAAAACATGTCTTTCGCCCACGACTTGTAATTAAATTTCTGGCTGAGCTTGATGGTCTTGCCGTCCTCATAGATGTCGATGCTGTCGGCCTCGGCCTTGCCGAAGGTTTCGGAGATCTGGTTTTTGTGCCGGTCGAGCATCGGCTCATATTCGCGGGTCGTCGGGTTGTATTTCTTCAGCCAGACCGTGCAGCTCACGCACTCTTGCCCGGGCCGGTCTTGCTGCGACTTGGTTTTCACGCCGTCGGCATAGGCGAATTCGACATCCCAGCCGTAGCCCGCGTCGGCCAGCTTTTCGGCCACGACCGAATTTTCAAACGTCGGCCTGCCGCTGATGAAAACGACGCAGCGCATCGACTGCATTTGCGACAGAGCCTGCTGCCGCCCGAATTGCAGCTTGGCCAGCGCGAGGGCGACGCCTTGGTCGGGCGTCAGTTTTTTTAGCTCGTTGAACTGGCCCGACTGGTACAGCATGCGGGCGAGCCGCAGATCCTCGGCGTAATTCAGCCGGTTGATTTGGTAGCGCCCGGCGGTCGCGATCAGGTCGCGCTTTAGGGCCGGGTCGTCGACGTGCGGCAGCATAGCGAGCAGCGTCTCGGTCGGCTGCTCCATCGGCTGCGGCGCAATCGTGTCGGCGAGCGGCTCGATGGCTGTGGTGCTTGCGGGTTCGATTGGCGTCGGTTGCATTCGGTTCTCCTATGCCGCGTCGGCGGCTTCCTCCGTCTCTTTCTTCAGAAACTTCGAGCTGAGCAGCAGCCGCCGGTGCCCGGGCCTCGCGTGCGTGTGCAGGCCCAGCAGGAAGTCGAGCACCTCGGCGCGTTTGTCGGGCGCGACGTACTCGTTCAGCAGCCCGCGCGCTATCGACTCCCACTCGACGGTCGTGCCGTCTTTGGTCTTGCGCCACGTAACCAGACCGTCTTGCCAGCGGATGCCCTCGCGGTCTTTGATAGCCAGCTTCAGCGCGGCTTCGAGGTCGTCGCGCTCGCTCGCCTGCTGCCGCTGGTTGACGCGCAGCCAGAGGTACTCGTCGAGCAGAGCGACCTCGGCATCCTCGGCAGGCCGGATGTCTGGCCGCTTGTGCGACGGATAGGCGCGCTGCAACCAGCGGCTTGCGGTTTCGCTGGCTTCAATCGGCACGGGCACGCCTTGGATTACGAACCGTTCCCACCATCGGCCAGCAAAGTCGACCAATTGCTGAAATAGCCCCGGGTCGCTCGGGATCACGTAATACCGGATGTCGCCGTGATACAGCACCATGAGCACCCAAAAAGACCGGCCCGTGATGCCCATGTACCAGACGATTTGCAGATAGTAGTGCTTCGGGATTTCCCGAACCGTCTCGCCGAAGTAGAGCGGCGAGTGCGGCGAGCAGTATTTGATTTCAAGCCCGCCGTCTTCATTGGCCCAGAGCCCGTCGACGTTCGCGCCGAATGGGTGCCCCGGGTAAAAGATGGTCGGCACGTTGCGGATGAGCGGCGAGTCGCGCTCAGCTTCGGCGATGTTTTCGAGCGCGGCTTGCAGGAACTGGCCGCGCCGTTTCTGGCGATTAGCGGCGGCGTCGGGCGGCGTTTCGATTAGCTTGAGGTCGACGGTTTTGCTGAGCTGCACCTCGTACATCGTGCGGAACGGGTCGACGCGCAGCAGCGGCCCCAGGTCGGTGCCGCCGAGGTAAGATTTCCTGGTTTCCAGCCACTCTGGAATTTCCAGATCGTTCAGGCCCATGTTTTGCCCTCACCACGGGCCGCGCGACCTCTAGCATCAGCTCTGTGATCTCAATCTCGCGGCACGACCAGCAGAGCCAGCGCTGTAATACCCATACGCGGCCCAGCTGGTCTTTGCAGCGATTGCAGAGCAGGCTAGCGGCATCTTCCAGAGGGTCGCCCACGGCTTACCCCTTTGGCCCGTTACCTTGCGGCGGCGTGCCGTCGACCTCTAAGCCATCGACCTCGCTCACCGCTGCGTTTTCATTTGGAACCGGCGGCAGATGCTTCATCACCAGATCCGTAATGATCGTTCCCAGCGGCACTTTCCCGGCGAGTCGCAAGTGTCTGCGATTCACGGCAGCTTTCAATCGCCGCAGCGCCACTCTGGTAACAGTCACATTGATTTTTGCGAGGGCTGCGTCTAGTTCCTCTTGAGGCAACACGGCCTCTGGTTCCTCTCGATGCGTTCTCACAGAAACACGTCTCCTATCTGCGCCCGCGCCATTATTGATTGCGCCGCATTTACTATTTCAGCGACTAAGTAAACCCACATCAAACTGAGTCACTGAACTGATGCGGATAGGCAAACTATAAGCCCGCACGTCGAGCGTGTCAACCAATTTAAGTGGCTGAGCGGCCAAAACTTAACTATGTTTTGCGAACTACTTTTTTTACCGTGTCGAGGGCATTTTTAAGACAGCAGAATTCCCACTTACACGCTGGTATATATCTGTAGTTTTAAGTGGGGTCCGAGACGTTAGCGACAGCGGGCGCGGCCAGCTAAAAAAGATGTAGCCATTAGTGCCCAAGATGCTCGGACCCACGGGACAGTCAGACCCTGCATGGTGGATCTTTCGATGTATCGAAAGAGTCGAGGCAACCACCGCAAACATGGTAGGGATTATCTTATAACTACTGTAGGAAAGCTACGGTAACGCCCGCTAAAAATACACTTTTTCGCAAAGGATTAGTAACCAAAAATACACCGTGGCTTCCCGCACATTTCTATGTCAGGAAAACTCGGGGAAAACCCCCCATGTGGTCTGTAAATTTATTTTGAGTCGCTGCGCGGGTGCGCGAATCAGGCATCGGAGCCCGGCGTCTTTTCTTCGAGCCGCTGCAATAACGGCTCTAGCCAATCGAGCATAGCGGCGGGCATCTCCGTACTATCACCGAGTTTGATCAGCCGCCGCACTTCGTCGCCGGTGAGTGTGACCTCGACCGGCTCGGCGCGCTCGGCGGCGGTGTCGTCGAAGATAGTCTGCCCGGTCGGCAGCTGCACGACGTACTGCCGCCGCTCTTCGGCGGGCATGCGAATTTTTTTCCTGATGTTGTGCAGCGTTCGGATATCCTCGCGCTTGCCGCGCTGCTCGCCCAAAAGATTTTCCAGTCCGATTCTTTGCAGCACCGACAGCTGCACCGTTCTGTTTCCGTTGTTCATAGGTTCCGCTCAATCTCCTATGTACAGAGAATGCCGCCAACCAGCCGAACCGTCAAATTTCCCGCGCTGGTCGAGATGGTAAAAGGCGCGTTGCCGTTGAAGGATGCGCCGGTGTAAAGCCCGTTGATGCCGAAGTCGCCGCCGTACACATGGTTATTGGTCTGCACGCTCTGCACCCAGACGCGGTCGCTGCCGACGCACTTCGTGCCCGCGATATTGAGCTGCTGGCAGCTCACGTTGCCGTTGCCGTCGACCTGGAAGTTAAAGGGCGATGAGGTCTGAAATGCAATCGAGGCCCCCGACGCCGACGCCTGCACCGAAGCGAATGAAACAGAGTTGCTCGTGCCGACGGCCTGCCCGATGCTGATCGTGATCGCGTTGGTTCCGGCGACGGTAACGCCGGTGCCGCCCGCCGCGCTGGTGATGACACCGGCGAAATTGATGGTCGACCAGACGGAGCCGTTGTAATACCAATAGGTCGCCGACGTGTTGTAAGCCAGCCCGCCGACGCCGAAGCCCGGGCTTGCGAGATTCGCGCTGGTCGAGGCCGCAGTCATCATGTAGGCCGCGCCGCCGTTGGCGTCAGCCGCTCGGAAATTGCCATTCGACAGCAGCACGCCGATACTCTGCGCATTCGCGAGCGTCGTGCCGGTCGTCTGGCCTTGCACTTCGAGCCCGCCGTTATTGCGGACCCACATTTTGTCATAGCGCGTGGTCTGCCCGTTCGGCGTGACCGCAAAAACAATCTCGCTGCCCCAATTCGCGGCGCCCCACGCCTCGCTGGTTTTGAAGTTGATTGCGGCGGTAGCGGCGGTTGTCCAACCGTTCGACGTGCCCGCGCCGGTGCCCGTGGTTGTGCCGCGCCCGCCGATGCTCATAATAGTTAGCCCGCTGGTCAGATCTTTGACCGAGGCCACACCCAGATACGGGCCGGTCACGCTGCCATTATTCGAGATGCCTCGGCGACCGATGAAGCCGCACACGGTGTTAGGCGAGCTGCCGGTGTCGACGCCGTCGACGACGACCAATCCGTTAGCGTTGGCCACGATGCCGTGATATGAAACACCCTGGATGGATGAAGGCGTCGAGTAGTCCGTGCCCAAGTTGGGATACTGCGAAATGCGGCCCGCAGAAACGATGCCGCCGGTCGTTTGAATCGATGCGTAGCTGGTCGACACGTCGACATAGAGCCCGCCGTTGCTCTGAATGAAGCCGTTGGTCACCGACAGAGCCGCGACTGCGTTGCTCGACCCGTTGACGTTCAGCAGGCGCGATGCATCATTCCACGTGTAGTTTGCGCTGCCCGCGAAAGCACCGGCGTTATTGAACTGCACCTGCGTCGTCGAGCCGCCCGGTGCGCCGCCGGTCGTGGCCAAGTTGACAGCCGCCCACGCGCTGCCGTTCCAGTAGAGATAGGTCGACCCGCCTTGATAGCTCAGCCCGCCGTAGCTGCCGGGCAGCGCTGCGAGCCCGCCGGTCGTATTGGTATGGATCTGGATGCCCAGAAATGACGTGTAGCCGCCCGCCGTCGCGGTAAACGCACCCATGGTGCCATCGGATGAGATGATGCCCGCCGCCGCGCGAATGCCCGCATTAGTGCATAGCGACTTTGCGGTGTTTGGCGTGGCCGTCGTGTTGCTGCCAGCGGCCCACAGCAGCACGTCGGTCGTGGCCAGCGTCGAGCTGCCGACGCCCGCAGGGTAGCCCACATTCAGCGGCACCAGATCGATGTAGCCGCCGATTGTGCCGGTGCTGGTGTTAGTGATTCCGAGGCCCGCACAGAACACGCCGCCGGTCGGGGTCTGAATGGATTGGTAGCTGGTCGACGGCGTGTTGAAGCCGCCGTCGGAATAAACGTAGCCGGTGTCGGCGTAAATAGCGACCGTGCCAGCCGTGCTCTTGACGTGCAGCGGATAGCTCGGGTTTACCGTGACGCCGATCTTTCCATTGAAAAATGACGGCGCCGCGCCGCCGCTGAAGATGGAGTAAGCGCCGGTCGGCGTAGCGGACTGGTTGAGGTAGATGCCGAAATTATTGACTGTGCCGTTTGATTGCGACTCCGCGAAAAAGCCGTATGAGTTTTGAGATGGCGCCGTGGGATTCCTGGCCATGAACCCCACATAGTTGGTAATCGCCGTGGTCGCGCCGCCGCCGTAAGCCCCGTAATGGGAAACAAACCCCATCACGAAAGTTACTGAGCCCGTCGCGCCAGCAGTGTAAATGTACGGGTCAGCCACATATGCGGCCATCGTATTGACCGTGCCCGAATTTTGAAGATACGGTCTTGAGATGACATTGAAAAGGAAAACGGTCGAAGTGGTGCCGGTGAGGACGGTTTGAAAAAACGTGCCGTACACGCTGCTCGTGAGAGTCGTGTTAGTGACGTAATTGTCAAACCAGTACGGTATGTAGACCGAACCGGATGCGCCGGTCATCGTCGTATTGAAGTAAGCGCTAGCGGCGACGGCGTCGGTGAAGCTGGTCAGGGATGCCGCCTGATTGAATTTTTTGCACTTCACGCCGCCGCTGGGAGCTTGGATGGCATTATCCGACGTGCTGGTTGTATTGAAGCCCTGGTCGCTCAGCACATAGCCGCCGCCCACATAGAGCCCCTGCTGCCCTGGCTTGCCGGTGATATTGAGGATCTGGTTGGTATAGTCCCACTTGAAATTGCCGTCGCCGGTCATGCCCCCAGCGGCGTTTTTATACTGAATACTCTGGTCGACGCCGCCGGGCACGCCGCCAATGGGCACGCCGTTGATGCGATACACGCCGGTGATATTACAATCGCCAGCCGCATTTAATTGATAGTCGAGTGCGGCATTGTTCACTGCCAGCCTGCCGTACACGATGGTATTGCCCGGCGTCGTGCCCGACCCCGGCCCGAACGCCATGGACATCAGCCCGTGCGCCTGATCGCGAATGTAGAGGTTGTTGTCACCGCTTCCTAAGTGGTAAATCAGCCATGAACTATCGGTCCAAGTGAGGCCCGCACCCAAGATGCATTGCACGCCGCCCGCATTGGTAACTGCGTACTTCTGACAATTCAGCGTGTAGCCGGTCGAGACGCCGTCGCCCAGCTGAATGCTGCCGCCCGCTGGTTGCAAGCTGAGCGTGTATACCGTCGCCGACGCGTCGACCCGCATCGATTGAATCCAGCCGACGCCACTCCCGTGCGCGCCCATCACGACACCGTAATTCCGGTCCTGGTTGCTGACGATCATCGCAACGTTGGTTGGGTCGCCAGCAGTTGGAAAGCCCGCAACTTTGCCTGTGACCTGTAACATCGCCAGCGGCACGTTGCCGCCGATGCAGACGTAACCAAAGTCTCTTCGGATGAAAAACGTGTAACCTAGATAGCTGTTGTCATTGGCATAACGCCCGACGATGAAGTCTGAGCCGCCGTCGCCCGCATATTCCGCCGTGCCCGTCTTGCCCCAGAACCAGCGCGGGTTGACGCCTTGATAGGCGTAGTAATATGCCGTGTCGCTGCGAAGAGTCCCGCCGGTTGCGACGTACTGAGCGGCCCACATGCCGCCGCCGGGTGCTTGGATGGCGGTATTCGCAGTGTTCGAGGTATTGAATCCCCCCTGCGCTTCGACATAGGCGTTCGCGACGTACAGGCCCTGCTGGTTGGCCTTGCCGGTGATGTTCAGAATTTGCTGCGTGTAGTCCCATTTCAGATTGCCGTCGCCGGTGAAAACACCCGCCGCATTCTTGTACTGCACCGACTGGTCGACGCCGCCAGCGGTCGCGCCCGCGACCGTGTTGAGGTCGAGCGACTTCCATGCCCCGGCCCCTGCTGCGTCCCAATAGTAGTAGGTCGAGCCACTCTTATAAGCCAGCCCGCCATAGCTCGCCGGTGCGTTGCCCAGCCCGCCCGCGACGTCGCCGGTCGCGTGCCCTTTCAAATAGAGCCCCATGCCCAGCGTTGCGCCGCCAGCGTCGGTTTGAAACGCCGCGACACCCGCATTCGCGCTGATGAAACTGGCTTGCGATCTGATACCGGCGTTGCAATTGAGCGTGTATGCCGTGACCGTCGTATTAGTGCCCAGCGCGGCAGCGGCCCACAGCAGCACGTGATTTGCGCCGAAGCTGGCGGGCGGCAGACAGATAGCGGTGTTGGTCAGCGTGTTCGGCGGAATGTCGATATAGCCGCCCGCACCGGCGGCAGTAGTAATGATGCCGACGCCAGCGCAATAGACGCCCCCTTGCGGCGCCTGAATGGCTTGGTAGTTAGTGCTCGGCGTGTTGAATCCCGCGTCGCTCAGTACGTAGCCGGTGTCGGCGAAAATCGCGGCGTTGGTCGCCGCCGCCGCCTTGACGTGCAGCTGGTACGCGGGCGACGGCGTGTTGATGCCGACAAAGCCGCCCCAGACAATCCGCATGCGCTCGGCGCGTGCGTTCATGGAGCCGTTGTATGTGTAGAAAGCCAGATCCGACGCCACTCCCGGCGTAGGATGCCAAACCGCGCTCAGCCCTGGCGCCGAATTGTAGTAATTGGGCGTGGGAAAGTTGGCGTCACCGAGATATATCGACGCACCGACCGGCGAGCTGACCGAGGTCGTTATCAACGAATATGCGCTCATGTGGCCGTACAGTGAAAGCGCCGTGAACGGCACCATTCCGACACCCACGTTTTCGTAGAACTGCGCATAAGCGCTTCTGAGTTGCAGCGCTGTCGCGTTGACACCGCCGCTCGACCCGTCGCTCACTAACAGCGATAGCGCGCCGGTGACATAGTTGGTGCCGCTGGCCACACTGACAGCGGTCGCGAGAATTGCCGCGCCGCCCATTCCAGAGCCGTACCAGTTGACGCCGCCGAGTATGTCGCCGCCCGCGATTTGAGTCGGCGCGGCCAGCGTGCCGCGATGCCGATTGAAGCTGATGTACGGGTAAAAGTAGCTGGTGTCGCTCGCGAGAGTGAGGTTTACTTGGTTTCCGTTGGGGCTGTAGACATTGATTACGCCCGGGATCAGGTTCAGCGCTTTGGTTGTGTAATCCCAGTTGAAGCCCGCCTCACCCGCGAATGCGCCCGCTTTGTTGTACTGAATCGCTTTGTCCGGCGGCGCGACCGTGCCGCCGCTCAACGGTATCCAAACGCGCGCGCCGCTCGACGTCGTGAGCGACTGCTCTATGTAGCCGACCGTCTTTTTGAATCGCAGCAGCGCCGTCGTGTCGGGCAGTATGTTCGCTTGCGCGTCGCCGTAGGTCGCGTCGGTGAGTGCGAGCAGACAGTCGGCATATAACTTGCCGGTGAGCATCGCGTCATCGAAAGCGCTGGTCGTGCGGTTGCCGGTCGTGATGGTCCCGTTAAAGTAGGTGTCGCCCGCGACATTGAACAGCGGGCCGGGTTTTGCGGGCGCGGTGCCGTAAGTGCCCGCGTCTTGCATGGTCATCACCAGCGTTTCGCTGCCGCCAATCGCCACGTACCAGCGGGTCAGGTTGTTCTCACGCATCATGCGCGTTTCGCTGCGGTCAGTGAGTAGCGCGGCGTTGCTCGACAGCGTGACGCGCGTCGTCGAGCTGCTATTCGGGTCGCGCTCGAATTCGTAAGAGTTGACGCCCAGCAGCTTATTGCCCGCGACCCAGTTTTTGTCGCTCGGCACAAAGTCCTGCGGGCCGGGCAGCGCGAGGATCAGCGCACCGGCTTTTTCGGTGTCGCGCAGCAGGCCCGCGACTTCCTCGACGATGCTCGCGCGCGGAATCGCCGGGTTCCACCAAATCTGGTTGTCGCTCACGACGTTGCCGTTTGAGCGCTGGTAGGGCCCGCTGCCGATAGGGCCCATCTGAATCGGCGGATTGAGCGGCGCAGCCGGATGGTGAATGGTATTACCGATGGCAAAGCTATTGCGCGTGGCCCACAGCCGGATAGCGCCGCCGGTGATATTGATCATCGTATTTCCGACGACCGACACCGCCGAACACGCGACCGGCTGGTTCATGGTGTTTGAAATGTTGATGCCGTAGCTATTCGAGCCCGCGTTGCCCGGCCCGCAGGTCGCAATCGAATCCTCGGCGTATTCGACCTCGCCCGATTGCGGCATGATGCATGTGTTCCCTTCGATCAGCCCTTGCCCGAAGCCGTCGCCGTCGATAAAGCCGCCGTTCACGCTCATGAGCGAATTGTTGGAATAGACTCCGCCGCGCACGTAGCCCGCGCTGTCGATGGCCGTGGCATTCTTGCCGCCGCACCAGCGCGGCACGCTCGCGCTCGCGTCGTCGGTGCAGATGTAGCCGACCCGCCGCCCGGTGCAGCTGTCGACGACCGCATTGTCGACGCCGCCCATCATCACGCAATCGAGCCCGACATCCTCGAAGTGACAATTGACGACGCGCACATTCGAGTGAAACTTGCTGAACGCGTAAACGTGAGTCCAGACGCAGTTGCCGGTGCAGCGCCGGAAAGTGCAGTTAGAGACGGTCAGATTGATGACCGAGTGCGACACGCCGTCGCCTTGCGCGTGTATGCCGCCGGTCCATGATCCATAGTTCAGGTCGGCGTTGTCGGTGCCGAAAAGATGCGGGCGGTTATTCAAAAATCGGCACTCTTCGATCACTACGTCGCGGATGTCGCCGGTGCGCGCGTCTAGCTCGATGGCATAGCCGCCGGTGTGCTGCACGGTGACCTGCCGCAGCGTAATCTGTCCGCTGCCCGAATGAAACCAGAACGTCGTGTTGGTCGATAGCTGCGGATCTTCGGGGTCGGAGAATGCGCTGTAATTGAGCCGGGTCGGCGTCGTCACGCCCGGGTCGACCATCAGATCCTCGAATTTGACGCGCAGCGCGTGCACGTCAAACATGCCCTTACCGGCGGGCAGCGACCCGCTGCGCGTGATCACGCTCGACGTGCCGTCGCCGAAAAAGCGCGTGTCGTTATTGGCGAGGTTGATAGGCGCGGTCGTTTTGTAGGTGCCGGTCGGCACGTAGATCGCGACCCCGTCGGTATTGGCGTCGATGGCCGCTTGAAAAGCTGGCGTGTCATCAGCGACGCCGTCGCCGACCGCGCCGTAATCGGTGACCGACACAAAGCTGGTCGAGCCGCCGCTGCCGCCGCCGCCCCTTCCGTTCAGTTCATAGACCCACGATGCTGCTGGCATGGTTTTATCCTGTTGCCGTGATGCGCGCCGTTTTCATCGGCCCGATGGTAATCGCCGCCGAGTCATCCCAGAGGGCCTCATCGGTGTATGGCTTAACGACTACTTTGTTCGGCCCGTTCTTATTCACGACGTAAAGCGTGCGGCCCTGATAGACGTTGAGCGGCAGCAGATGCACTTCGATATCGTTTGCGCTGGTGTCGGCCTTGAGCGTCTGGTCGGTCGGAAACACGGTCCACCATGGGTTAGCGTCGGGGTCGTCGGGGTCGCCCGGCGTCGGGCCAATCTCGCGCACGCCCGGCGGCTCGCCGAAAACGAAGATGTCGCGATAGACCGCGAATTCTTCGTCGCTCAGCCGTTCCTGGTCGTCGACCAGAAAGCCGCCCAGCAGCACGACGAAATTAGCGATGTTGTCGACGCGCACGCGCAGCTCGAATTGGTCGCCGAGGCCCAGAACGTCGCTGTCGTTTGTCTCGGCCTGATAGCTCCAGTCGCGGGCCTCGACGATGGCGATAGACGTCGCATCGGGCACGGTGTCCCAGTCGGGCGCGACGCTCAGCCGGATGTTTGTATTCCCGGTGATCGCGCGCACCTGCCCTTGCCCTGCGCCGCGCAGGATGCGGACCTGCCGCCCGATTTCTTCGCCGGGCCTCAAACCTGTGGTGTCGAATTGCAGGTTGCTAACCGAGTTGTTCCACATCGAATCCTCGATGTAGTTGTTCCCGGCGGCGGTCGCGGTCGAGCGCACGACCATTACATCGCCGGGCTCGACCGAGTCGCCCGGGCTCGCGCGAATCGGGTCGGGCGTCACGGTAAACGTGCCGTCTGACGGGTCGAATGAGGTAACGCGGAAATTCCATAGCGGCACGCTGCCATCGCTGGCGTCGGCGAGCGTCGACAGGATTCGCCCGTTCCAGTTGTCGGTAGAGCCGATGAAGTCGCCCGAAGTGATTTTGTTATGCGCGACGCCGGTAATCAGCACGCCCACCACGCCCGCATGCCAGACGTGTTTTGCCATCACGCGCACGCGCCGGGCTGCGGCCTCGGGCAGCTCGTGCGTCATCGGATGAATGGGCCCGTTAAAAACGTAGCTGGCGGGCAGCGCGGCGGCGGTCGACAGCTGCCACGCGATGCGCCGCCGGTCATTGCCGACGTAGAGGTCCCACGTGTCCCAGCCAGAGCCGGTCGCGGGCACGAGGTCCAAATGCACGGCCTGCCCGGTTGCGCCCGCCGGTATCCACAGCGCGATCAGATTCGAGGGCACCGTGTAGCCGCCGCCGGTCGAGGAATGCTGGCCGACCGAGATGTACACGGTTTGCGGCCCGGCGAGCGCGCCGCCCGACGTGAGATAGGCCCCCACGATGCGCGGCTGCACCTGCTCGGTGTAACTGTTGATGACGTTCTCACCCGACACAAAAACGGCGGTCGACCAGACGCCCTCGCGCGTAATGTTGTAATCCTGCCAAGCATCGAATGTTCGCTCGCGGGCGTCGGTGTAAACCGGGTCGAGCGAATTGCCGCTCGCGTCGGTGACGGGCCCGACCGTGTTGGGCATCCATGCGAGGCCGGTCGGCGACTGCAACGTCTCGGCGATACCCGGCGCGGCGGGCACGTCGACCGGCTTCGGCCCGAAGGTCAGATCGTACATCGAGTCGGTCGTGCAGACGCCGCGAATGTCGATGGAGTAATCCGGGTTGAGCGTCCACGACTGCACGCGGTTTTCGATGTAGCCGCCGGGCAGGCGCGCGTTGGTCATCGAGATGATGTCGCCGACCTGTGAGGCCAGCGCGATGATGGTCGTGCGAAAGCCCAAGTGCCGGGCCTTGATCTGCTCGTCGTGCCCGACGCCGCCCAGCTCTTCGCGCAGCCGCGTCGAGATGATGCGCGCGCATTGCGACTTATTCGAGACGCCGACAAAATTCATGCTCGACGTCAGGTACTGCGTCGAGCCGTTGGTCGCGCCCAAAAACTGCGCGTGATCGATATCGTAAATCGTGACCGAGTTCAGGTCCCAATTAAACTCCTCATCCCCGAATTGCCCGACCAGCCAGTTAAACTGCGGCGTGAGCGGCTGCGCCTGCAAGCTCTTAAACAGCGTGCTTTCGGGCCTGAACGCGTTGGTCGCGCCGGAATGGTAGCGGATGCCGACCCACAATTTGCCGTTAGTGAAAGTGAAATACCCCAAGCAGCAATTGAGGATTTCTTGCAGCCAATCTTTGAGCGGCTTGCGTTCTTTGAGCACGCCGCGAAACGGAAACTGCCGCTCGGTCTGCGTCGGCACGATCAGACTGGCGACCGGTTTGTCGCACACCTGCGCGGCGGCGATGGCCGCATTGACGTCGAAATACTGCTCCATCACGCCCGCCGGGATGCTCGACGCCGTCGCCGGTGTGACCCGCATGCCCAGCGCGCGCAGATAAACGTTGATGGCGACCCAAACGCAGTTAGCGAGGCCCGGGTTGGGCAGGCCGGAATTGATCAGGTCTGCCGACCAGACGCGGTTGCCCGGCGCTTTCCAGATCCATCCACCGATGCCTTGATCGACGGTCACTTCCATTTTTCGGTCGCTGATCTTGGACAGCTGCAAGCCCTTATCGTCGGTGCGCCGAATCTCTGCAAATGCCAGCCCGCCCGCATAGGTCGAGCCCGCTGGTACGGTATTCCATGGAAACGCCGACAGCCCGAAATAATCATTTACGCCCGCCGGGTCGTTTCCGAGGATGCCGCGCCAGCCGCCGCCGTGCTGCGGGTCGTGACACGGCTGGCCATCGAGCGTGTGAACGATCAGGTTCGGCGAATAAGCGCTGATCGGGCCCTCGCCGACGATGCCGATGGCCGAATAAAACTCGCTTTCATCACGACCGTCGGCGACGTCGCATACCACCTTCATCGACTCGTCGGTGTAGACCTCTTGCACGGGCCGTTGATAGACGGTGTCGTCGACGATGCTCACGCTGGTGATGGTCGAGCGACCGAAACCCCATACGCCGGTCGAGTTGTCTTTGACGCGCACTAACTGCGGGTTGGCCTGCACGCCGCCGAAGCTCTTCGGCACGCCGCGCGCCGTGCAGCTGGCGAAGTCTTTCGGGCAGTCGGGCAGCGATGAGGTCGACGGGCAAAACGGGCCCTTGTAAATCTTCCAGCAGGTGCGCGACAGCTGCCGAAACGGGTAATTCAGCGTCAGCTCGAAAACGCCGTCGCTCGCGGGCAGCTGAAATTGACCGTCGCTGGTGAGAGCCCATGGCAGCGCATAGCCGCCCCACAGGTCGATTATGTAATTGCTGTTGACGTGGAAAAGTGAGAACCAGATTTGAGCGCGGAATAAATCGATCTGGTTGCCGTACTTAGTCCAGACGTCGTCGGCGTTGCCCATGATGAATTGCGCCGAGTCGCTCGATTCGCCGAGTGTTTGCGAGATGCCCGACCAGCTCGCCAGACGCGGCAGATAGAGCTGCCCGTCGATGGTGCACCGCTGATCGCTGATGTACAGAGCCGCCGGTGCGCTCGCGCCCGCCGGTGCGCGCGGCTGAATCTTGATCATTGGCACAAAGTGCTGCACCTGCGCGAGCAGCGCGTTGGTCAGAACCGTGTCGGGGAAGCGCGACACGCGCGCAGCCGAGGTAAAGCTCTGCGTCGCGGTCGGCACTTCGATCAGCGTGAGGCCCTGCACGGTCGCCATCAGCGAAACGAGCTGGTTGAGCGTGAGGTTTGGATTTTCATAGCGGGCTGTCACCGTGATATTGCCAGCCGCCGTCGGGTGCGTGTAGGGGAATTGCGCGTATTGCCCTTGCGCCTGCTGCCAGTGAGCTTTGAGCCGGTCGTACTCGTCGCAGCTCAGATGATCCTTGGAAAAACGAAAGCGCCGGAAGCCCGGGCCCAGCAGATAGCGCTGCTCGGTCTTGAGCCCGGGTTGGTCGAAAACGTGAGTAACGATCTGGGGCTCGTAATCGAGCCCGGCCCCATAATCGGCCTTGAGCGGAAAAGCAGCGATCACGGGAGGATCGGGAATCGGTACGGGCCCCAGATTGTCGCTCATGCGACCTCCCGTAATCCTAGCGACACCTCGCTGCGCGCGACGCCGATCTGCTCGGCCCAGTTGCCGTCGAATACGACGGTATAGCGGCCCACGGTCGAGCCGCCGGTCGCATCCCAAACAAAGTTGCTTTCGCGCAGGTTGTAAAAGTAGAACGCCTGAATCAGATGCCCTTGAAAAAAGTTGTAGAGGGCCGTGTATTGCGCTGCGGTCACGCGGCGCGTGAAGCGAAAGAAGCGCCGCGCGTTGAGGGCCAGCGCGGCGCGGTCGCTCGACCCGTCGGGATACTTGCTGTTGATGTAGCTTTCAAAGCGCAGCTCTTCCTCGAATGCAGAGCAGAGCCCTTTGGGCATCACGTCGACCGGGTTAGCCGGTAATAGGTTTCCTGGCATGCATCACCGCAGCACGGTCGCCGGTTCCAAAAACGCCGCCGTTTGGGCCTGCCGACCTTGACCAGATCGCGCCGCCGTCGTGTTGGCGTCGCTCACTGCTCCCGGGTTGTCGCCGATGGCCTGCACGACCTGCCCTTGGAACAAGCTCACGGCCTGCTGCGGGTTGAGCTGCACATAGGTCGCGCGATTCGATAGCGCTTGCGCGACCTGCGTCGTCGTCGTGCCGGTGTACGGGTTGGCGACCAGCTGCCCGCCGCTGTACACGGGTTGCAGCTGCATGCCGCCCGCCGCCGACTGCGCAAAGGTCGCCGAGTACATCGGTCGCGGCAGACCTCCCTGCGACTGCCCGGTCGTCATCGCATAGAGCCGGATCATGTCTTGCACGTCGGTCGAGTAAACGGCCATGCGCAAATCGCCGCCGTACTTCTGGTTGGCGAGGTCGATAATCTGCTGCCGCAGCTTGGCGTCGGCGAGGTCGACGCCGTAAGCCTGCCGCACGAGCTTGCGCACCTGCTCGTCTTTGGTATCGATGAATAGCCGCGCGATGCCGACCCCGATGCCGACCCCAGCTCCCACGATGCCGCCGATTACCGCGCCAGCGGCGAAGCCCAGCGGCCCGCCGACGGCCATGCCGATCATGGAGCCGATACCGACGCCCGCGAGCGCGCCGCCGCCGACATCCATGAGCAGACCGCTCGCGCCGCCGCGCTTCCAGCCCGCGCTGAGCAGACCGAGGCCCGCGCCAGCCGACGCGCCGGATATGGGATTCTGGCCGAACATTTTGGCGAGGCCCCAGCCCGCCATGGCGCCGCCCAAGATCCCTTGCGCACCGGCGACAAAGCCGCGCTTTGACAGACTGCTGGTGAACATGCCGAGGCCCACGGTCGCGGCCATCGATTGCAGAAAGCCCATTGCTTTCGGATTGCTCAGAATGCGCGATAGCCCAGTGCCGCCGGTCGCAGCCGTGGGGCTGACGCCGCCGCTGCTGCTGCCGATGCCCGACAGCACAGAGGGCAGCGAGCCGATACCCTGCCCGGCGATAGTCGACGCGGGCACGTAATTCGGCAGGCCCGCACCCAGCGGCACCGGCCCGCCGCCCGCCGCATAGTCGCCGGTCGTAATCGGAGTAATCGAGCCCGTGCCGGTCGGGCCGGGCATGAAGGTTTCCCACGCGCCGCCGCCGCCCGACGACGACGCCGCAGAGATCGCACCCGACGCGCTCGACGTCGTGCCAGCCGCGTCATTGATCACGCGCGACGCCTCGCCGACCGCCGCCGAGGATGCGCCGCCCGCCGCCGCTGCGGATGTGAGGGCGTTGGCCGCTGCGACCAGCGCGTTAGCCGCGCCAACGTGCGCGTTGGCTGCGACGACCAGCGGCTGCGTGTTCTTATCGATGACGCTGCCGACGATGTCGCCATAGCCAATGTTTGAGCTGGCCGCACCTTTGGTCGAGGGCAGCTGAATCGAGGGCATCGGCCCGGCTCCCGGGAACACTGGGACGCGCGTACCCAGCGGGCCAGCCGTCATCGTAACCGCGCCGTAGCCCAGTATGCCGGTGAGCGCAGCGGCCATTTGGCTAGTGACGACGCTTTTAATGGCCGACATCATCGTGTTTTTGAAGACGTCGCCGATAGCCGCCCAAACTGATTTGGATTTCTGGGTGAACGCGTCGAAGAGCTGCCCGGCGAGGTCTTGCAATTTGCCGTAGACCTCGCGCTGCTCTTCGATCATGATCTCGTTGGTCTGGCGCCACGCATCGAGCCGGATCTGCTCGACGTGCGTCGCGTTTTCCATGGCCTGCAATTCGCGTTCATGCTGCGCCTTGCGGTCATAATCGGCGAGCCGCCCAGCGATTTGATCCTCGCTCAGCAGACCGCTCGACCGCGCCGCCAGCTCGAATTGCCGCCGCGACTCTTCGGCGTTGCTCTCCTGCTGCTTCTGGATATCCTGAAGCGCTTGAATACTGACGTCGCGCACTTCCTGAATCTGCCGCAGCCGCGCGGCCACGGTTTGCGCGCCGCCCGCTTCGATAGCCTGCACCTGTAGATCGCGCGCCGCGCTGATAGCGGCAATGTTGTACTGCGTGATCTGGTCGCGCAGCTCTTTCTCGCGCTGGTATGCCGCCGCCAAATAGACCTTATCGGCTTGGGTGCGCGCTTCGTATTTCTTGTTTTGGTAGATGCCCTCTTGGGTGTCGATTTGATCCTGATGCGCTTTTCGCCACGCGTCGATATTCGACTGCGCGGTCTGCTCCAGTTGGAGCCGCTCGGCTGGCGTCTTGGCGTATTTCTCCGCAGCCGCTGCCGCGTCTTTGATGCCCTGAATTTGCTTATCGGTGAGCACCTGATCAAGCCGTATGGCTTCGTTGGCCTCGCTGCGGAAGTCGCCGATACGCTGCTGGTATTGCGCCTCGGCGAGGTCGATGCGGCTCTGCTGGGTATCCTCGCCGGGTATGGCTTCGAGCTGCGCGTATTGCGCTTTGCGTTGCAGCGCGGCGTTATCAACGATGGATTTTTCGCGGGCCTTGCGCACATCCTCCAGATGCTTTTTCGTCTCGGCGGCGATGTCGTATTCGAGCGCGATCAGCGTGTCGTGCGTGGCTTTCGCGCTGATCTCGACCTCGCGAAAATGATCGACATAGGCGTAAGTGAGCGCAGCGATGCTTTCCTGCCCGACTTTCAGATACCGCTCGATGGCCTCGGCGCGGAATTTCTGGGCTTTATCCTCGGCCTCTTTGATCTTGGCTTCGTTGGCGTTGTACAGCGCGACGCGTTTCGCGCCCATGTCCTGCAATTTTTGGATGTACGCGTCGAGTTCCTCGTCGCTCATGCCCATGATGGAGCGCTGCCGCGTGCCCTTGTCCGCTTGGGCCGCGTAGCCGACGCCCTTCATGCCCTTGCCCTGTAGCTCGGCTTCCATCTTCTGGGCTTCGGCAATGCGCTTTTGATGTTTCTCCATCATGAGCCGGTTGGTCATGATTTGCTCGTCGCTGGTATCCTCGCGTTCCTCCATGTAGCGATAGGCGATGTAAGCCGCGCCAGCCGCAGCGAGCCCGATGAGCGACTGTTTCAACGCAATGTTGAAAGCCTCGACCTCGGCGGTCGCCGTAGCCGCAGCCGTGCCGATGGTCGTAAAGCCCGCCGATGTGCCCTCGACCAGCGTTACCATGCTTTGCCACGCGCCGCGCGCAATCGGCCCCAGCTTGGTCAGAAAGTCGACGACGCCGGGCAGCGCTTTCCATAGCGCGAATGCACCCGCGACGGCCTTGACGCCGACAGCCAGAAACACCAGCGCGGCGGCGGCGTCTTTGACCCATTCAGGTAACCGCCCAAACACGCGCACGACCTCGGTCACGCGGTCGACCATGTCGCCCAGCAGCTGCGCGGCTTTGATCAGCGTCGGGCTGAGCGCTTCCTCGACGGCCTCGGCCAGCTCAACCACTTTGACATGCAGCTGACCGAAAGCCGCGCCGGTGAGCACGCCCGGGCCCTTAGCCCCCTCGCCCGCGCTCGACGCCTTCATGGCCTCATTCATCCGCTGCATGAAAGCCGCCGGATTCATCAGCTCCATGTCGGCTTTGATCTGCTGCGCCGTCTGGTGCGTTTTGTCTTTCAGCTTGTCCATGGAAGTGATGCCCAGCTCGGCGAAGGTCGCAAAGTCGCGCTGGCTCACTTTGTTACTGGCGTACATCTGCTGAATTTTCTGAGTGACGGTAACGACGGTGTCGGCGCTTTTGCCGACTTTGGCGGCTTGGTCGACCAGGATTTGCAGCTGCGCACCGGCCTGCCCGGCTGTCATGCCGACCGACACCAGATTCTGCATGCCCTCGGCGAGCTTGCTCAGATCGAAGCCCGTCGAGCGCGCAATCGTGCGCAGCCGCTCGAATCCTTCGAGGCTCCCGGTCATCGCCTCGATGCCCGCTTTGACGTTGTTTAGCTCGTCGCCGACCTCTATGAGATGCTTGACCAGCTCGACCAGCCCGACGCCCGCGATGCCCTCGGCGAGCTTATCGATGGAGCTGGCGCTTTCCTCGATGCTCGCCTGAAAACCTTCAATGGCATGTTCGCTCTGCTTGCTCGCGGCCTCGCTGGCCGCGCCGATACCGAGAATCTTTTTATTGAGCGTGTCGATGGCCGCGTCTGCGCCTTGCGACTGAAAATCGACCTGTAAGTAGATCTTATTCGCGGCCATTCGGTCACCGGCGTTTTTTCATTTCCTCGACCTGCGCGCGGTCGCGTTCCTCAGCGATCTGCCGCAGCAGCAGAAACTCGGTGAAGGTCACATCAGACAGGCGCAGCGTTATTCCCACTTGCAGTGCTGCGTCGAGGTCGATTACCAGTGAGATCAGCTGGCCGACGGGCGACCCCAAATGGCGTTGTAACTGCTGCTCCGGGCATCCATCGCACGGCGATTCTAAAGGCTCGTCGGCTGATTTCTCCATCTGCGCTTGCGGGCACGTCGCCGGTCCCGGGCACAGGTCTTTTCGACGGAACATGCGGTGCAAAAGAAAGCGCGGGGAAGGTTGTTCCGGCCAATCCCCGCCGACTAAAAATCTTCATCATTGCGTTTGACGCTCAGCTCTTCCTTAATCGCATCCATCACGGCCCGGGCGACGTGGTCTTTGTGCAGCGCGGGCACGCCGCTCGGGTAGTCGGCGCTTTGCCCGCCGCACTCGTCGTATACCTGCGCGCCAGCCATCACGTTAAAGCTGATGGTGTGCTGCCCGTGCGCGAGGTTCATGCGCTTGATGCAATTGCGCGTGAACACGGTCACCTGATCCATGGTCGGGATCTTCATCCGGTGATGCGTGATGCCTTTGACGATCAGCAGCTCGACCTCGGCCTCGACGCCGGTAATCGCGACGTCGAGCGTCTTGCAGACTGACAGCCGGTCGAGCAGGTCGGCGGCTTCGGCGGGCGTGAGCACCGGCGCGCCGTTCAGCGCGATGGTCGTATACAGCTTGATGTCCAGCTCGCCCGGCTCGGCGGGCACGTGCTCGGTGCCCCGGCCCATGTCGCGCACCAGAATTTTTTTCTTTTTGAGATGCGCCGACCATTCCTCGTCGGTCGGAAAGCGAATCTCGACGTCGGTGAGCGCGCCGCCCTTCGAGGCCGGTCGGGTCGGCACGACAATTTCAGCGGTGATATCGAACATTGGGTTATTTCCTCGAAACGATCCAAACCAGCGTCAGCAGCGCGAGCCCGCAGCAGGTCCAATTCGGGCGCGTCGGCGGTGTGCGCGTGTCGACCGCGCCGATCAGGAAACAGATCAGCGCGCCGATCATCAAAACGACGTTCAGAATGTCCATAGCTCCCCCTCACAGACCGAGGATTGCGTCTTTGGGCGTGGTCGCCGACAGCGTCACATAGTCGCCGGTCGGCGGCTTCAGCGCGCGCACGGTGCACTGCACGGTGCAGATGCCGTCGGCCTCGCCGTTGGTCACGGCGGAAAAAACCGCGCGCGGAATCGAAATAGTAAAGTTGTTTTTCTGCGGGCCCGCGCCGATGGTCGCGCCCGTGACCGTGACGGTGACCGGCCCTTCGGTTTGCGGCGACGCGATCAGCGCGAGATATTCCGGCGACCCCTTAGCCGCGCGCGCGACGAATTCGAGCGAGCACTCGCGGTTGCCGTACTCCATGCGCCCGCGAATCGCGTAATTATTCTGCGTGCCGCTGCCCGGGTAATAGCCGCTCGGCAGGCGCACGTTGTTATTCCAGCGGAACGTGAGCGAGATGAAACTCTGCGCGAGCACATAGTCGATGCCGATTATGTTGATGGTCGCCGAGGCCGCATTCAGAAAATGCTCGGGCGTGATGGCGGGCCATGGCGTGTAAGTCGACGGCGCGGCAATTTTGCCGGTGCCGACGCAGTTCACCGAGACGCGGCAATTGGCGCGGCCCGGGCCCGATTCCATAGTGAGCGTCCAATCGTTCACGACCATGCCGATAGCGGCGCGGTCGATAACGCTATCGGGCGGCGTGCGGATCTGCTCGGCATAGGTGAACGCTGGCAGGTTGATGCAATTCACGACCGGGTCGCTCGGCACGGCGGCATAAGTAAAGCCCGTGCCCGCCGCCGTTTTCGACGCCTTGCCCGTCGTGAAACAAAACAGCCACGCCATAAATTCGGAGCTGCAATACTTTTCTATCGGCACCGAACAATCGATGTTTGACGGGAAAGTTTGCGTCGGGAATTCATCCCCTTTCCCGATGTCGTTGGCGTCGTCTTCATTGACCGGGTTCACGACCATGAGGGCCGGGTTGGTTTTGGTCAGGCTCCAAATTTCAGCGACTGCATTAGCCGTCGCCAAGTCGCTTTGGGTTTTGAAGCCGAATGCGATTTTGGTTTCCCTGATATTCGCCGGGCACGACGTCGGCCCTGCCAAAGGCATCACGTTTCCCGGCGGCGGTGTCGTTTGAGTTGCCATTTAAGATTTCTCCTTTATTCGGGCGGCGGCGCAATTTCCTTGGTCGTGGTTTCGATCACTCCGTGGTCGATGCCCTCTTCATCCGTCTCGAAATAGGCTCGGGCGACCTGTGTCGGGTCGAGCCCGGGCAGCAGCTGGCAGCGCAGCCAACACATGCCGTCGCCCGGGTCGGGCACACCGTCGACGATGTCTTTAATGAGCGTCAGTATTGAGCTGCCGGGCCGCGCGCGCAGCTGCAATTCGACGTGATGCTCATACCATGCCATCTCGCCCTCGGTCATCACCATTTCGCGCCAGAGCACGAGCACGGTGCCCGACTTCTGGGAATAGACGGCGTTATTCATCGAGTTGCGCACGCTCGCGATGTCGATATAGCCGATGATCGAAGCAGGCGAGCCGCCCAGATCCTCGACGACCTCGGGGATGCGTTGGAGCGTCGACACAAACGCGTTTACTAGTTCGATCAGGTCAACCACTTATGGGTACCCATGCTTTGTCGAGATGCGCGCCGTACTCGGCTTGCGCGGTCTTGAACACGGCCAGCTGGTCGCTTCCAGCGAATCCGATCATTTGCTCGAAGCGCGTCGCACTGTTGGCGTGCGCGCGGGCCTCGCGCGATGTGGCCTCGGCGCGAATCGATCCATTGTTAGCCTTGCGCAGCGAAAAGTTGCGGCTGAGCGCGCCGGTCATGTAGTTATCGCGGATAGGTTCTTTCTTCAGCACCTTGCGCTTGATGGCGGCATATCTGGGCGACAGCTTTTTCGCGGGCACGCCGTCGGCGTTGAGGCCCTTTGCCCAGCGATCCTTTTGCGCCGCGACCATGGCCTCGCCGATAGCCGTGAGCGCACCGTTGTCGAGATTCGGGCCCTTGATCCTGCCCGTCTGCTTTACTCGCACGCCCACGCCCGCCGCCATCAGAAAGTCTCCGTGCGGTCTTGCAGCACGAGGCCGCTATGACCGGTAATGAAAGCGTCGACACGCACGACGTCATACTGCACGCCGTTTTCGTCGACGACGATGTCGCCTTGCTGCGGCCCGCCTGAGATATCGGAATTGCGCACGCGCGCGTGCGAATACCGGCCCGGCGACCGCTCTTCGCCCTCGACGCCCTCGGACCAGAGCAGCATGAGCTGCGTGCCCTGCGACGCCTCGCCACGCGGCCAGTATTCCGCCGCGCGACCGAATTCTGCGATCTCCGCATCCCAGAGCATCGGGACGTGCACGCTGATAAACCGGCTCACGGGCGCCCCCGCTGCGCGGCTCCCGGCTCCTATGGGCGAGAGTCCAGAAGCCGCGTTGTCGCGGGTGCTCACACCGTGCCCCCTGCCGAAGGCGCGGAGGGAATTGGCGAAAGGCCGGGTCATAGCACTTGAGCTTTGAAGCTGGCGTTAGGACGGTAAGGAACGATCAGCGGCGCGGATTGCAGCAGCAGGAAACGCACGCTGGGATCTTCCTCGGTCCACGACTTGGAGAAATACGGCAGAGCTTGCAGCCCGGCCTGCTCGTCGCGGATTGCGCCGTATGCCTGCACGCCCTCGATGGCCGCTGAGCACAGCACGACCGACGCCGCCGGAAAGATTGGCTTTTCGCTGCCGTCTGCCGGGTCGACGTACCAGCCCGCATAAACGAAAACATTGAACGTGTCGATAACGCCCATGAACACGCCGCCCTCGACGACCTGCGCGTCTTGCGTCATCGTCGGCATGGTCTGATACACGCGTTGCAGGCCCAGCCGGTCTTTCACGTTCTGGTGATTGCGGAATACTTTCCAGACATCCACGCCCATGATGACGTCGGTCGCCATGATGCCCGTGGCTTGCAGCATGATCTGCGCCCAGTCCTGCAAGTTGTCGAGCGGCATGGCCGTCCCGACTGACCAGAGCGGCGCAGCGACGATGGTATTGCCTGCCGCGCGGCCAAAGTCGAGAATGGCTTGCGGGTATTTGTCGCCGACGATAGTTTCCTTGCCGGTGACCAATACTTCAGCCGCCATTACTTCGAGCCGCCGCCGCAGCATGTTGAGCTGGTCGAGCGTGTCGGCTGCGATCATCGCCGCTAGCCGCGCGCTGGGGCTGAGCGTGCCGCCGATCTGCTCGCCCGGGCTGCGTTTCAGCGGGCGATTCATATCGAAAACCCTTTTGTCTTTTATGTACGCGGGTTTGTAAGTGTTGGTCTTGAAGCCCGGCGACGCGACGATCTGGCCCTCGACCAGCGGCGACACAAAGGGCGATATGCGGCGCTTGCCATCCATCACGTCGAAGTGAATCTCTTCCGAGGTTTCGGTTTGCGTCGTGCCGAAATACCGGTCCAAGATCCATTGCGGGTTGCCCGCCAGATAAGGTACGACCCGATTCAGCGTGTCTGTCGAAAATAGGTCTGCCACTCTCAATCTCCTTTTTGGCAGGTCGGAACTATTGACGGTTTGCCGCCCGCCGGTCGTCGCCCATAACACCCGGCGGGCAGCGTAAATTTCGCGTGCTTACTTGTGCGTCGGCTTGTGCGTCGGCAGCGTCGCCGGGCCGCTGTGCTGCTGCGTCGTCGCGGTCGCGCCCGTTTCCGTCGGCTTCGGCGGCGGCGTGTCGGCGGCTTCGAGCAGCGCCGGATTTTTCTCCCGTTCCTCGGCTGTCATGTATGCCCAAGCGCTGTCGCTCGGCTTCGGTTTATCGGGGTCGTCGCTCTTCCCGGCTGCGGCTTTCGCGGCTTCCTCGGCTTCGGCTTTCTGGTCGGCGCGCGCTTTGTCGAGCTTTTTCTGCGCCTCGGCGGCTTCGGCCTCGGTCGTCGCCGACCGCACCAGCGTGCCGTCGGTGAATACGACGCTTTGGAGGAAGATGCCGTAATCGCGCAGCGCGTCGGTCACCAGCCCATGATTGAGCACGCCGGGCCACAGCACAGCCGCAGCGCTGAATATGCCAGCGGTGTATACGAGGCCGGTCGCAGCTGCGGTGCAGTCGATGTCGTCGACGACGATTGCGTTCGCGTCGGTCGCCGCCGCTGGCATCGTAACGGCCTTGGTATCGGGCGCCCATTTGACGATCTGGCCGCGTTTGAGCAGGTTGCTATTGATGCCCGCCGCGACGGTGCACGGCTGCGACACGACGTCGTCGCCGGTCGCGAGCAGCGGCAGCGCGCCGGGAAATGCGACCGACGAAAAACTGGCTTTTGCTACGGGTTGATAAGTCGCCATTGTTTATTTGCTCCCTTCCTGTTTTTGCGCCAGATTAGCTGGCGACTTTCCTCCGGTTGGCCGCTGGAACGAAAGCCAGAATCTTTGCGGCTTGCGCTTGCGGCGAATCATCCTCTTCCGGGTTGCCCGCGCCGACTTTCGGATTCGGTACTTGCTCCATGGCGGCGGCGAGCGGATTGCGCGCGGGCGGCGGCGCGGCTGTGGCCACGGGCGCGGCTGCGAGAATGTTGCGCGCGATGTCGACCGGGTTATCGGTTTCGAGCGCGAGCATACGGGCGAGGCCCTCGCGGCCCTGCGCTTCGGGCAGCGCGAGGATTGCCGCGATGCGTTGCCGCTCTGCGCCCGGTGCTGGCGTTGCCGTTACTGCGGGCGTTGCCGGTGTTGCCGTACTTGCCGCCGGTGCTGCCGTTGCCGCAGGTGCGGCGGCTGGTGTCGGATCTTGCATAGTCGTCGTCTCCTTTTGTGAATTAGCGATCAAGACGCGCGGCGCATTAGCCGCCGCTAGGCGCGTCACCAGCGGCTCTTCACTCAAAATCTCATCCGCCATTCCGGCGGCGACCGCATCGGATGCGATCAGCATTTTTCCCTGCCCGAAGTTAGCCGCGACGGTGTCGACCGTCGTCGAGCGAAACGCCGCTATCTGGTCGAGCATCACGGCTTCGAGCGAGTCGACCAACTCCTGAATCTGCGACCGCCCGGCCTCGGTCGCGACGTCGGGCCGCTTGTTCGGCGCGCGGCTCGACACAATCTCGTAGCGCTTGACCCCTTGCCGTTCCTGCGCGGCGCGGTTATCGGTCACCGACGCGACGACGCCGACCGAACCTAACCGGCTGGTGAGCGAGGCCACGATGCGCGGCGCGGCAGCGGCCAGCCAGTAAGCCGCAGAGCCCGCGTCGCCGTCGACGTAAGCCGTGACGGGCTTTTTTGTGGAGCCCTCGCGGATGATATGGGCGAGCTGCTCGACACCGTCGATTTGCCCGCCGGGCGAGTCGATGCGCAGCAGGATCTGTTCAATGGCCCGCGAGTCGAGGGCTTTCTGAAAATCCTGCGTGAGCATCTCGATGGAAGTCGCCGCCGAGATGGAGCTGAACACCGGCGCATAGCGGTAAATCGGGCCGTTGATGTCGAGGATTGCGACCGGGCCGCGCACCTCGACGCCGTTGCCCGCATTGTCGAGCGGCCTGCCGATGCGCGTCGCGACGGCTTCGAGATGCTCGGCGTCATTGCGACCGGCGAGCGCGTTCGCGACGCACTCTTCGATGTATTCGAGCGTCTCGGCCTTGATAGCCCACGGGTGCGCGCGAATCTCGCCGATTACGCGCAGCAGGTTAGAACGCGCCATCTTATGCGGCCTCCTTTTGCTGCTGTTGCTGTGAGGGCGGCGGCTCTTCGGCAGGATCTGCGCCGGGCGTCTCGCCTCGCGGCGCGGATGGCTTGAGCGGCTCGGGCGGCGTGAGCCCCAGCTCTTTCATGCGATCCATTTCGAGCTTGCGTTGGTCGAGCACGTCGTAATAGTCGAGGCCCTGCTCGGCGCACTCGATTTCGAGCGTCGATATCATCGTGTCCATGCGGACCTGCGACGCCTCGGCTTCCTTCACCGGGTCGATGACGCCGCGCCCGGGCCCGATCCATTTGGCGTCGAGATAGAACGGCATGTTGTCGTAAAAATCCGGTGCATCGATCAGGCCCGCGTTTACCGCTTCCTCAAACCACAGCTGGTACACCGGCTGCGCCCAGTAGGTCGCGAGCCAGACCCGCCGGTTCATGAAGCCGCGCCATGCTTCATTGAGAGCAGCGCGCGCGCTGCTGTAATTGGTCTTGCTGAAGTCTTTGAGCACCAGCTCGTAGGGCAGGCCCAGAGCCGCGCCGATCTGCCGCAGCACCGTCTCACAAAACGCGCCGAATTGCGACGCGGGCCGGGTCGGCGTGAACGGCGTCAATTTGTCGCCCGGGTAAATCGGGAAAAAAGTGCCGCCCTCGACGTCGATGCGCGCTTGACTCTTGTTCTCGTAATACTTGGCCGCGCTGGCCGCGTCGCCGCCCATCATTTCGTAAATCGAGGCCGGGTCCATGGGCGTTTCAATGACGCCCGCGACTAATGAATTGGCGATTGAAGTTTGCAGCTCGGTGCGCTGGTACGCGTCGAGTAGCCGAAACTGCTCGATGACGGGCGTCAGCACCGGCTTGCCGCGCGTCTGGTCGACACGATCCTGCTGGTAGATATGCAGCACGCGCCGCCGCCCGAATGGCGTCTCGGCTGGGATGCGCTCCCACTCCGACATCAGATTGAGCGCGAGATTGCCCATCAGGCCATACGGCCCGAAAGCCAGCGGCAGCACGCCGGACGTCGTGAGCAGCCGCTGAATGTAATATGCCGTCGGCTTGCCGTAATCATCCATCTCGACGCCGCCGCGCAGCTTCAGCGACGACGGTGTAAAGTGCGGATTGCTCAGCCGGTCGGTGTCGACCAATTGCAGACACGTGCGGAACGGCGTGCCGCTGCGCTCCATCCACAGCGGCAGCGCGAGGGCCTCGCCGTTTTCGAGGCACGACCGAAAGACCAGCTGCGTAAGCCCGTTGAAAGTGAGCTTGCCGGTCACGTCGCACGCCGTCGTGCCCGCCCACGTGCGCCATAAGCTCTCAACCTCGCGGCTCCATTCCTGCGCCCACTCGATGGTCTGGCCCAACATCTGGTAATTCGGCGAGCAGGCCAGCCGCAGCCCGACCCCGACCGTGTTGTCGATGACGGTCTGCATGCACCCGGCGGCGACGCCGTTGTTACGGTCGAGGTCGCGCGCGCGGGCGACCAGCATCGGATAATCGGGCAGCAGGTCGACGTCGGCGGGCGACCGTTGCGGAGTCCAGTTGGCGAGCTGCTTGCGCGTGAGCGACGCCCCGGCATACGCGGAGTCGCGATACGACCCGCACCCGGCCCCATAGCGAACCCCCTCCGAACGGGGTCGGAAAGAATCCGCTATGCGAGCGCGGATGCGTCCCATGATTCCTTGCGGCTGTGGCGCGGTCGCCGGTGTTTTCATGGGCACGCCTCAATCGAGATTGGCCGACGCCGCAGCATGCTCGCGGTCGAGGTCGCGCCGCAGTCGGCGGCGCATTGCGCGGCCAGCCGGTCGATAAGTTTTTGCAGCTCTGCCGGGTCGGTCTTGGCGTATTCGACGCGGCCCAGACCGGGCGTCTCAATGGCGGCGACCATCTGGCCGCTCTGATATAGCGCGAGCTGCTGCTTGGCGAGGGCCAGCTGCTGGCAGCTGAGCGGCAGCGCGGTCGAGCTTCTATTGCAGGCCATCTTTGCTCCCGTTGCGCGCCGCGACCGGCGCGAGCTTCAATTCGTCGACGACCTTGATCAGCCAGCCAGCGTCGAGCACGCGAATAGGCCGCGTGCCCTCGATGACTGCGACCAGCGCGGCGGCTTCCTCGTTTTCCAGCTCGACGATTTTGTCGCCGTAGCCCTTTTCGGGCAGCAGCCACTGAACGTTGCCGCCCGCCTCGCCAGCGCGAAACTCGGTGTCGATGCTTTCCTGGTCGGTAATCCGCACTTTGTCGATGACGCGCAGCAGCACCGACGCTTCCTTCAATCCCTGCGCCGGGTGCGCGCCGATCATGTTCCAAACGATGACGCGCTGATAGAAATTGAGAAAGACGGGTTGCATGTCAGATCAGCTTGTTAATTACGGCCTCGACCGCCGACTGCAAACCGGCGTCGTCGATATCCGCACCCGCCGTCTGTACTGCCGGGTCCATTACGACGGGCGGCTGGAGCTGCACGGCGATTGCGTCGGGCTGCTGATACATGGTCTGCGCCCAGCGCATGCGCGCATTGTGTGCGGTCACGGTCGGCTCTTCGTTCATGATCGTGGTCGCAAATTTGAGGGCGGCAACTTTCACGCGACCGCGAAAAGTGACGTCCGTCATCAGTGCCGAAGATTCGGTGTAATCCATAACTCTCCTATGGCGCAAATTTCACGCGGTTACCGTCGGTCGTGTCATACCAGAGCTTTTTACTTCCGGCCCCCGGGTTAGTCGAGGGCAGGCCGGGCAGGCGCACGCCCGCGCTAAAGTTGACGTCGCCGGTCACATCGAGCGGATAGTTTGGGGCTGAGTTGCCGACGCCAACGTTGCCGCCCGCCGGGTTCAGCGCGAGCAGTTTCTGCACGCTGCCGGTGCGGTCGTATGCGATGAGATAGCCGTAATTCGATGCGGCCACATAGCCCATTTCGATACCTGCGCCGCCGGTCGGCGCGCTTGAACCTATGCTGCGAATCGTGCCCGATGAATCGATCACACACTTAGGCGCATTCATGCCGACGCCGAGGCCCAAGCTGGTCACGCTGAACATTACCGTCGCGAGCGCGACGTTATAGAAATGCAAATCGGTGCCGCCGGTCGCCAGCAAATCCGCTCCCAAGATCCACATGTCGGTAGCGTTTTTGCCGCCGTACAAACGCACGCCCACGGCATTGTGACCGGCGTCTGTGCCGCGCAGCCGCATCTGATTGCCGCCGGAACCCTGCACCTCCAGCGTCTGCACCGCAGAGGCCGCAGCCAGCGAGCCGAACATACCCGTAGTGGTGGCGCGGAACGAACCGGTAACGTCTAACTGGGTCGAAGGCCCAGAATTGTTAATGCCGACCAGCCCAGCCGATGTAATCCACATGCGGCCCCTGGCAAAGGTATCGGCGGCGGCGCGCGTGCTGAAAATCAAAAGGCCGGTGCTTGCCGAACCGTCGCAGGCGCTGTAAATTTTGGCCAGTACGTAGTCCGTTGATTGCGATTGACCGGTCGCGGCGAAGTTGCAAAAATCGATCTCGCCCAATTGCTGGTTAGTGAGGTTGCGGTTCGTGACCAGACACAACGTGCCCCAAGCGGACGTTCCCGAAAAATTGAAACCGATAATTGCGCGCGGGCCGGTCCCGGGCGTCCCCAGGATTGAACAATCGTTGCCTATGCCCACATACCCGGTCGTTTTCAGATTGAAGTTGTTTGCGTCAATGGCCTGTAACCATGGCGTCTGCGCCAGCGGAATCAGCGGACTGCCATTGACCTTGTAAGCTCCCTTGATATCGACGTTGCCGGTCGCGTCTAACTTGAACGCTTGCAGGAAAGTCGTATCTGGTCTGAACATCAGCACGCCGCCGATATCATTCATCCACCAATGCAGCGCGGGCGCGCTTTGTCCGTCGTATAACTCAATCGCGGCGGGCTTCACTAGGGAGCTGGCATTCAGCGTCGGGACGGATATCTGACCGGAAAATGAAGCATTCGCGCCGATGACCCACGTACTGGAATTCAGCTGACTGAGGTTGATGGTTGTCACGTTGTTGATGCCGTGGCTTGCTGCGTCGATGTCCTGCAACCATGGCGACTGGTAAGAGCCAACGCTCGGCGCACCGGTGACCTTGCCCCAATCGAGCGAGGTAATCCAAGTCGGGTTCGCATAGCTCTGCGTCTTATCGACCGCGTTAGTCACTTGCGCCGCGCTGTAATCGCCCGGCTGCGCGACGACCGCGCCGCTGCGCCCGAATACGGTCGATACCGCGCCGCCGACCGACAGCGGTACACCGTTCACGAAGTAGGTTCCGGTGATATTGCAGTCGCCAGCGATGTCGAGCGTAAAGGCCGGTGAGTCGGTCAGGATGCCGACGTTGCCCGTATTGCCGTCCATGCCAACGAAGGTCTGCCAGTCTGAATTACGCTGAAACTTCAGCACGCCGCCCGATGTGCCGATGCCCCACATGAAAGAAATGCCGGGGTCGGTGACATATATCCAAGACGTGTCGACGTTGCCGTAATACCACTGCGCGTATACGCCAGCCGCGCCCAAAAGGTTGTGACCTGCCGCGTCGATGTCGCTCTGCCATGGGGTCTGACCCGCGCCGCCCGCCGATATCGGCACGCCGTTGATTTTGTACTGGCCGCTGATGTCGATGTTGCCGGAACCGTCAACCGAAAACAGCGTGTCCCAGGTATCGGTGCGGCGCAATGTCAGCAGGCCGCTCTGATTATTGAAAACGTAACTCATGGCTGTGGTGTCCGGGTCAGAGAGCCACAAGCCGTTGAGATTCGTAAGGTCGAAGTGACCTGCATCGATATCAGTGAGCCACGGCGATTGGTTCTGACCGGTCGCGAGCGGCGCGCCGTTGACGCGGTACTCGCCCGTGATGTTCAGATTTCCGCTGGCGTCGAGCGTCATCACCGTGTGGTGAATGTTCGGCTCGGTGAATTCGATAGACCCGTTGACGTTCTGCGCGCACCATGGCACGGCCCCGGGATTCAGCGCGTCAGTGAAGTAATACTGCGCCAGCTCGGCGCTGCCGTAGAGCGTGCCCTTGATCGTCTGAATGTTGTTCAGACTGAAGCCCGCCGCATCGGTGTCTTGTGTCCATGGCGTTTGCGCGCCAGTCGGGCCGGGCGGGCCTGCTGGCCCTTGTGGACCCGGCGGGCCGGGCACCGGGATCATATCGGCGAGCTTGGCGTTGAGCTGCGGCATTTGGAGCGTGGCTGTAAACTGCTGCGACTGGTCGAGCGTCGCATGCAGCTCCTGGTCGGGCGAATTAGCGAGCTTTGCTGGCCGCGCCATTGGTAGTTTCCCGGGTTACTTCCTGAATCACTCGCACGTTACCGGCGAGCACCGTCGTTACAGTCCCGTCGGGCGACGTTAATTCGAGGTCCCAAACGTACTGCTGACACATGTCGACCGTGACAGCTTTGGGCACGTTCAATGTGACGTAGGGCGAGCCGACGGTCGCGAGCATCTCGATCACTTCAGTCGAGCTGTCGGCGACGTCGTCGCGAATCTGCGCTTTCGCCGCATAGCCGGTGATTACCTGATCGGGCGGCAGCGCGCCGGTCACAGTCACCCGCGCGTTGTAATCGTCGCCTTGATAGATCACTAAGTCGGCCCGGTCTGGCATCGTTACTCCAAAAAATCCTGCCGCGCGCGGATAGGTCGGAATACCGGCGGCGTCATTGCTGGCCGCTCGACCGGCGCGGGCGTCGCCTCGCGTCGCGGCGCGGGTGCGCCACTCGTTAGCGCGGCTTCCATCTCAT